ACAATCAACTCGGCGAACTTTTCCAAATCTGTTTCTTTACCATCTACAACAGGAACCATTGGATTACTCATTAGTTGGGTAAACCTCAATCCAGCCTGTTCAGCAAGTTCTTGAATTCGTTTGTTCATGCCGGATACTCCGCCCCCAACAATTCAGCATAGTTTGCACTATGCTCACTGAGTCTATTCAGTTCATACTTGCCACAGAACTTCAAGAACTGGGCACCTACCATTGGTCTGCTTCTTTTAACTGCACCTGTACTAATTGTTTCGTTAATTTTGTTCTTGATATCTTCTGGCTGTGCAGTGAGATCCACTAACACTCTATTGCGTTCGTAATCATCTAGCACACGATGTTCCACACCGTTGTGGTCTGTCCATCGTTGAAGCATGAGATTGTTCCAAGCATATCCTTTTTTATGTTGGTCAGCAAAAGCTTCAGTGAGACCAATTTTGTTTTTGGAGCCCTTGGTCCTAACCCCCGGGTAGGCGGAAAAGATATTATCTGTTGGATCTCCTCGCATACATTTTTCAAAGAGTATCCATTGCGGATCAGGTATGACTTTGGGTTCTTTGGTCTTTTTATCAATTACCAGTTTGCCTTTTTTGTCAAGGATGCCCGCTAGCGTGTGGAGTTCGTCGGCAACACCGTTATATTGCTGTACATTCGTCGCTAATAGCTGGTAGAAGTCAGTGTCTGAGGATATGATAACATGGTTGTCATTGGGGTGGGCTTGTATAAAGCCGGCAATAAGATCATCTGCTTCAAGCTCTGGATGTTGAAGAACTGTGCAATTAGTCTTTTCTGCGAGGAACGTTTTAAGGTTATCAAACGCTTCCCAAAATAGCCGGTCCTCTTCCTGCTCGCTTTCAGTGAGGGCCGCACGAGCAACAGCACGATTCTTCTTGTACGGCTCGTAATAATCTTTTCGCCAGCTTCGTCCTTCCAAACAGAATACCACATGATCGGCTTTCTGATCCCGCCAAGCCTTATTAACCGAACCAAGGGTAACATGGATAGCGAACCCTAGCTTATCCCAAGTGTCCGATTGACGGTGAGCTGAATGACGGGCGCGAAAGAATGTGTTTGCAGTGTCTACAATTAGATATCTCATGCAGTAATATTAGCATATTATAATAATCGTGTCAAGTAAGGAAAAAGGAATTCTGCCCATTTTTCATGAGCATCCGCTTTAAAATGATACGCATCATTGGACTTAAATCCGTTATTAGTTAACCATTGCCAATAGGTCATATCAGGATCATATGGTTCTACATAACAGTTATTCCAATCAACCATTGGTTGATTAACAAAATCGCTATAACAGTTAAAAAACAAGTGTTTTATATTAAGATTTTGGAGCTCGTTATGAAAAGCAAAAATCTCTTCGTGTGCTTTTTGTTCATAATGATTCCAATTTATACTAACAATATATTTTTTATAACGTTCTTTTATTTCTTCAGGCCAATCGTTGCTGAGTCCGCCGGCATTAACTTGCCAAAATACATTATCATACAACCATTCTTCTCGTTCCCAAGTTGACCAACCAATTATGATTGCATCTGGTGTGCCCTCGTTAGCAAGATATTCTCTAGTTGTTCTTATTATTCTAGAATTGCTACTAGCCGATTCAGCATCGCAGTGTAAAATAGCATTCAACTGATTGGCAATTAAACAACCATAACTGGCACGTTCGTTTTCTGGATGAGGCCTTCTTCCTAACCCTCGATAAAGATAGTCATCTTGTGCGAAACAATATGGAACAACTGCTTCTGCACCGGCACTATGACTATCGCCGTTTACATATAGTATCACGATATTTCAGATCTGCCATTTCCAATATCATTACGGTCAACTCTCCGCGGCCTAGTATCAATTGGTTGATTGGCTTCCCATTGCTCAAAGTTTTCGTTAAGAATATTTCTACAGATACTTTGGAACCATCGATCAACTATTTCAGCATCGCTGTCGTCTTTTTTCTGCATAAAACCAGCTTTGACTAGTCTAGCAACAAATACTTCGTTCCAGTCTAATTCAAATGCACCATTACCAACATCGTCGGGATCCAGATCAACACTTATGACACTAATATAAGGTTCTCCGGCCTCAGTTGCCAATTCCTTGGCCGACTTCTTTTTAGTTTTAGGTTCAGACTTTGGTTCTGCTTTTACTTCTGGTTTCTTTTTTAGCCAATCAAACATTAGGTTCCCCATTCATTTTTAAATAACGGCACTTGTAATCTATCACTGTATCGCAGTCCGTGTTTCATTGCTAAATCTGCTACACGTCGATTGTTTAATGTGTAAACACTTTCTACACCACCCACTGGCATTAGATATACTGATCCTTTAAAGCCCGCATTGCGATATTGCTCTGTTGCTTTTAACGCATCAGCTACATCTGCTTCTGTGGCAACTACAAATTTAAGATAGGTGTGCCCAACAGTTGCATAATCACATACAATATTGGGCTTGATGGCATCTTCCCACTGTTCGCCACTGGCAGGTAATTTAGCACTAACACTAAAAGTAATTTCTCTACCTTGAGACGCAGCGGTCCACTCGTCTAGATATTGTTTGAACTCTTTGGTCAGTTCTTGAGTGCCATTTGTTTCAAAAGTGATTTCTTTGAGCTTACGCATTCTTGGATGATTAAGCAAGTCCTCATAACTACGCTGCCAGCCCAGCAATGGTTCTCCACCAGTAATAACCAAATGTTCGTCCCGCCACTTGCCATGCGGCAGTATCTCCATAATACGTTCCGCAATAGAATCACTAGTTAAAACAGGACTAAGGTCTTTAAATGCCGGATGCCAGCTGGCATAACTATCACAGCCTGTTTTAACTAACGGAAGTTCTTCATATTTCATAAAGGATTCGATGTTTGCATGTGTGTATGCAACATCATCTGCCTCAATACTGATCTCACCACGCGGCATACCAAAGCCTGCACATTTAAAGTTACATCCAAATGTACGCAAGAACACACTTGGTACACCCATGTAGCGTCCTTCTCCTTGTATACTATAAAACAGTTCTGCTACTTTAATTTTACTCATTATTATCCTTCGTATGTGGCTGAGTTGGCACCGTGTTCGAATACTTCAACTGACTTTACTCGCACAGTGGGATTGAGTGGATAACGCATAGCACCTGATGCAATCAGTTCTGCCATTTTGTCGTAACACAACTTGGCAAACATTTCACAGCCCACACCCGGTACAATACGCAAATCACATAAAGCGCCTCGTTCATATGGAACTTCGCTGTTTGGATTTGCCGATCCAATATCTACAACACGATTCATTTCTTGAAAGAATGATAGCATGGGATCATCTTCGGCAACTACCAAAGTATGATCAAACATGTAGTCTGCCCATGCTTTGAATTCTTTTAGCCCGCCAAAATCCATGCACCAGTTCTTGTCATCTAGTGTATCACATTCAAATACAAGTTTAATACCAATTGAATAACCGTGTAGTGTGGAACAATGGCTATGTGTAGCACGCCATTGTCTAAAACAGCATGAAAGTCCTCTGTCGTTGCCGTAAGTTTTTGTTGAGTAGAATTTTGCCAATTTGATTCTCCTATGTTAAATTTTAGCATAGGCTTGCAGAATTTGTAAAGCGGGATGAATGCCAGAAAGGCCGCTGTGTAGAATGATATTTATATTGTTTATTTGTAAGGAATACAGTTTGCTGTAACACGGTATCGGTCAGACGCCCATGCTTTTATTACGTGATCTCTGGCTTTTTGACATTCCTCAATATTTTGTGTAGGAAAACTAATTGATCCCTTTGACGGTGGAACGTTTGGTGAAACAGCGTGTAGCATAATAATTAGAGTCCACATGTTGATATTTATTCTTAAAATCTTTTCACTAGTGATCGTTTAAAATTAGATTTTTGATTGTTTAAAAATTTAATAGTTTCTTGTTCAGCAAACTCTTCCATTTTATTAGTAATTATAAATTCTGGTGGCAATGCAATCATTGCTCCCACCAATGTTCCCATGGAAACACAACCCAACAAGGATTTTCATGTTTGTTTATATGAGCGCCAGCAAAGTCAATATTTTTAAAACCACTTGCATCATTGTTGACCAATGTTGCAAAGCGTGTGGTTTTGTTCCAAACTGAATCCCACGCACTATGATTTGGCAAACATCCACTGGCCCAATCTTGCTTGATCCATTCTAGTGTGGCACCAGTGTCGTTAATGTCATCTACAATTAAGATTTTTTTTCTGTATGCTGGATCAACTTTGGTATCACTACCGTTTCTTTCATCTTCTGGTACATATCCAAAAGCTTCCTCGGCCATCCATAAATTACTCTCTGGTCCAGATCCACTGTCTCTAAGACTGACATTTAAGGTATGCATAGGAACACCCAAATATTGACTGATCATGACAGCAGGTATTAAACCACCTCGTGTCAATCCCACAACATAATCAGGTCGCCAATTTTGTGCATACATGTCTCGCAGTATTGTTTGTACTAAAGATTGTATATGTTTATCGGAATAATAAAGTTTGTTCATTGTTTACCTCTAAATTGTGTGTTGGCAGAATCTACTGCTTCAATAATACCTGCACTGACATTGTGCGCCTGTATAGAGTTGATTATAGCACGAACGTCCTTGGGAAAGCAAGCACCTCCATAACCATATTTGCCATCCGGTCCGGGCACCTGAATATGGCTATTGCCCATACGTTCGTCCATTGTTAACATTTCGGTGAAGTCATTCCAATCAGCACCAATAGCATCGCTCAATTGATTAAATTGATTTAATACCGTTACTTTTGTAGCCAAGAATGTATTCATAAAATATTTAACAAGACTGGCTGTGATTAAATCGGTGCAATATGTAGGCACAGCCAGTCTAACTGCGCTTGCTTGCAGTATTCGTAAAACTTGATACGACTGATTTTTGTGCCCACCGATAAAAATAAATTGTGGATTTAGATAGTCATGTATAGCATTACTGGCAACTAAAAATTCCGGAACATGAAATAAATTACTGTGCTGGGTATAACTTTTCCAAAATTCTGGTGGTACTGTACTTTTAACAATAATAATGCCAGCATAATTGCCAATCAATTGATCGAGCGTGTTTTTAATAATAGCAGTATCACATGACCCGTCTTCATTTTGCGGTGTTGGTACACATACAAAAATTGCTCCAGGTCTATCAGCAACAATATCGTTGATATTGTCAGTTGATCCTGCTACTGCCGGATCGTAAAATTTTACCACATGTTGAGAACCTAGCCAGCTAGCTGCAACTGCTCGGCCAACATAGCCCATTCCGATGATGCCAATTTTCATAATAAATAATTTTAATGTCTAAAATTTACGTCGATGGATATTTTTTTGAATTACTTGATTATAACAAAAATATCTGCATAAATCAAATTTCTAATTATTGTCAGTTTAACAAAACAAATTGGATCAGTTCACTGCCTGATGACTGTGATATCGTTGCATTGAGCTTTTATACAAATGATTATAGTCAACATGACAAGGTAATAGATCAAATTTTACCTAAAACTAAAAAACTGATTGTTAATTTTTCTGAACCAACAGACCAAAGTATTTTGAATTATATAAAAAATAAAAAAAACGATAAGCTAAAAATTTTTTCAGATATAGTAGTTAATACTAACAATCAATTGTCGTATAAAACCAATATATCTTGGTTTATGGGTCCTACAAACTACTACAGCAAAAACGATAATTTAAACAGCTATTTACAATCTAGTTGGGCCGACGAAATCCTATCAAAACTAAAACCGTTTAATCACGATTTACAAAGAAAAAAAATGTTTGATTGTTTGTTAGGATCAAAAAGACATCATAGAGATTTCGTTGAAAGATTATACAATAATTCTGCTATTAAAGATAAAATTTTTTATACATATTACAAAGATGATTTAACTAAAGGAGTATGGACCGACAATGTTGATCCTAATTCTCGTGAATACAATACATTAATCAACAATATCGAAGTATCTCGATTTGTCATTTTGCCTTATAATATCTATAACGAATCATATTATTCAATAATAGCAGAAACAACTGCATTTAATTCATATAGCCAATTTACTGAAAAGATAGCTAAACCTATACTTGCAAAAAGACCATTTATTGTCTTTTGCGGACAACATTATTTGCGTAATTTACGTAGTCTAGGTTTTCAAACCTTCGGCGAAATCATTGATGAATCATATGATGCAGAAGCAGATAATTCAAAACGATGGTCAATGGCTTGGGATCAAATAGTACATCTGAGCAAAATGGATCCTTGTGTTGTATATTCTCACGTCAACAAAATATTAGAATATAATCATAAACATTTCATTGACAACGATTGGCGTCATGAGATTAAAAAAGAATTTTAATCTCTTTCCATTGTTGTCGCTTCTTTAACTAGACTAATAAGCTCGTCTATGTCTTTACAAAGAATTTTAGCCGTGGACCAATCGCCTGCGGCATCTCTGCCGCTAATCTCTAACATAAAACCGTTATCGTACATGTATACGCTAAAATTATCATTAATTTTTTCTAGCTTGTCATTGAGTTTCATTTTAAACCTTTCTTTTTTTTGTCTTCCTGCATGCCTTGCGCTATCATTTTTTTGATGATTAGCATTACCCTACCTTTTTCTTTCTCAGTCAAAATCTTTACCAATGTAAGTTTATCTTCGTAGCTTTTGGCATTGTCAAGAAACTCAGCTGGTACTGTTAATTTTGGTTTTTGTTTAAATTTTTTTAGTTCTGCTTTAACATCTTTTTCTTCATCGGACATTTACGTTTTATTCTTTCCGGTCTCCAAACAAGTGAAGTAGACTTAGAAATAAGTTAATAAAATCTAAGTAAAGAGTAAGAGCACCCATGACTTCAATTGCAGGACCGTCCGATTCCATCAATTGCTCTCTAATTTTTTGAGTATCATACGCTGTTAGGCCTAAAAAGATTACAACCGCCGCGGCACTAATTATAGTTTGAAGCAAGGACGATCCTATAAAGATATTTACGATGCTAGTAATAATAATGGCTATTAGCGCAACAAAAAGATACTTGCCTACACTGTCCAAACTTTTTTTGGTAAAGTATCCATACACACTCATTACACAAAACAGAATGCCTGCGCCCAAGAAAGCACTGGCAATACTGCCTGCGGTATAGATAACAAAAATTGTTGCAAAACTAAGACCCATTAGTGCAGCAAATCCATGCAAACACAGTTGTGCAGTGGATCGACTTGGATTGTTTCCTAACACATACCCCACTGCAAAAATTGCTGCCAACGGTGCAAATATCACAATCCATTTCACAACGCCAGTAAACAAAAATGCCATCAAGGCAGTATTTGATGCTACTAACATACTCACAATCATACTAGTAAACACAGCCAAGGCCATGTTGCCGTATACCCGACTCATTGCAGCATTAATTTCTGTAGCTGTTCTATAAGGCAAAGCGTAATTCATTTTTATCTCCTTTAAACAATTTCTTCAACGACACCCAACACTTCGGCTAGCACAATACATAAACCAGCTAACCAAACATTTCCGGCCATCAATACACCGCCGGCAAATATTCTAATCCCACTTTTAGCAAGGCTAACATAAAAATGTCCCTTGCTGGTATCTTTAGGTTGAATATCTACATTCATCTTGGGGCAAACTCCTGTTGTAGTTTGATATTATCAAAGAACTCTTTCTTAGTGCTTTGATCGTCTTTAAATGCGCCTCTTAGAACTGTGGTCTGGGTAAGACTACTGTGCGCCATAATGCCACGATTCTCGCAGCATCCATGTGTGGCTTGTATATAAACCGCCACATCCTTACTCCCAGTTGCAAACTCAATTTCCCGGGCAATGTCCATACAAAGTTCTTCCTGCAATGTACCTCTCCTCGCACACCACTGAGCGATTCTTGTATACTTACTAAGGCCGATGAGTTTTGGACCAGCAATGATGCCAATATACGCCACGCCTGATACAGGTTGGTGATGATGGCTGCAAACACTCTTAAGCTCGGAACGGACGACGAGCATACCATCGTACGCTCCATCAGTGTCATTTGGAAATGCAGTTGCGTTCGGTGTCGGGTCATATCTACCTGCCATTAATTCATTGTAATACATTTTTGCAAGACGCCTTGCTGTACCTTGACTGTTAGGATCAGTCTCTCTATCAATAAGAAGAGTATCTAATACTTGTTCAAATGCTTGTGTAGCTTCGTTGATTAAATGTTCTCGATCACTTTCGTGTAAGTAATCACTGACATTGTCTCCAGCCCAATATCTTTTTCCTTCTCGTTTCATTTTAGCACGTAGTACAGCAGATAGGGTAGATTCCTTATATCCGCCGTCGCCTGCCATTGCATCTAATGCTGTTTCGTCATTGCTTTCGTATACTTTGTTATAAACCATTAAGTGTCTCCAATAATTGTGATATCTCTAAGATCCGGATAGTCGTGATATTTAGGTTGCTCATTGACTAAGGGCAGTTTTTCCAAACCATGTTGTGCGTCTTCAATAGAGGGCCTATAATGGTACCCAACCTTGAAAACACGTTGTTCTTGCCATGGCGCAACGGATAAGTCCCTGCCATCGTATCTCTGCTGTAGTAAAAAGCCATATGCTTCCTTGTTGTCTAGTATTATAGCACCACCGTGGCCTATTTGTAAAGGCTTGTTATGACCAAAACTCAAACACTGCATCTGCCCGGACCTATACATTCCACGTTCCAGTCTACGTGCGCTATCCCAAATCGTGGTTCCATGAAATTGGTATTCTCCAATCCATGATTCATCGGTATGCATATACATGATACCCAATTTGTGCATGAGCATGGGAATACTCAAATAGGTCCATGCTGTAAATGCCACTTGATCCACACGTTGATATCGCAAGCAAAGTTCGATAGCATGAGTACAACAGTCAGTCATGATGGCATAAGGCGCATCTGTGTATTCAGCCAATTGTTTTTCGAATTGTAATATTGCGTTAAAGCTCACGGGTGTACCACTTGTATGCACTATCAACAATTTGATTGATTGTTGAATAGTTAGGTCGCCATTTTAGAACATTTTGTGCCAGACTGGCATCAGCAATCAATCGATCAGGATCGCCCGGTCTACGTGGTCCTACTTGTAGTTTCAATGGTCCGTATTTTAAGGTAATGTAATCGACAATTTCTTGATTGCTTATTCCGCTATTGGTACCTAAATTAAAAACACCAAACTGTTGATTGACATTCCATTGAATAGCACGATAATGTGCATCGGCTAGATCCCACACATGTATGTAATCTCGAATACAAGTTCTATCTGGAGTTGCAAAATCTACACCGTTGAGAGTAAAAAATTCATCACGAATTTTAGATTCTAACAGCCTTGCTATAATGTGTCCTGCTCCTGGCGCTTGACCAAGATCAAATGTGTTGGGTTCTGCACCAGCTGCATTAAAGTATCTAAAACAAACACCAGGCAATCCGTATGCTTGATTGTAGTTCTGTAGTACTTGTTCGATAATGTCTTTAGTATGGCCATACGGACTGATAGGTTTTATCCGATCTGTTTCAACCAATGGAACATGATCAGGATTGCCGTACACACTAGCACTAGAACTAAAAAGAACAAGCGGTTTCTTTTTATAATTCTTAACATGATTTAGGAATGTGATTGTTTTTGCAACATTGTTATCGTAATATTTTGCAGGATCTTCAACACTTTCTCTGACAGAGATATCACCGGCACAATGTACAATGACATCAGGTTGTAATTCGTCTAACCATAACAAGCTTTGTCGTGATACATAATCGGTATGTAGAAATCCGTCGATATGTTTTAGCGTATGATCTCTACGTTCTCGATCGATCACATACACTGTGTAATTTTTGTCTTGCTGTTTAAGATAACGAGAGATATGACTACCAATGTAGCCACATCCTCCTGTGACGACTATTTTCACTTGTATTTGCTTTCGTGTGTATGTTTACGATAGTCTGTACTCATACGTAGCCACTGTTCGCCTTGACCTTCTAGTATGTCCAATGTGCGATCAATGGTACCATCGTTCCAGTCAGATATCTTGCCCATATTATGATGCGGTAGCTTGAGCAGTTGTACAAGTTTTCCAAGTGCATCATTCAATGACCAAGGAATGTAAAGTCTGTCCGGGTCATTAGCAAAAGTTTCAGGGAAAGACCTATAAGCAGGGTATAGAACATTACACCCAAGAGTATCTGCTTCACTGACTGTGTTGGAAACCCAATCTTGAAGGGCGCAATTAAACAACACACGAGTATCATTGAGCAAAGCGTAGTAATCATTCTTTTCAAGATCCTCATATACTGTTAATAAACCTCGAGCCTGCAATTCACGAGTACGTTGCATATAGCTGTCGTTATTGCTGCGTAGCTTGGCACCACTGAATATACAAAACTCTACCCGGGGCCAATTGTTATACGGTAGTGCTTGAAGTTTATGATATTCTTCAATTAGGTCCATATAGAAGTCGGGCTGCTTCTCTTGATCCCAACGTGCAGCGAAACCTACACGATATGTTCGATCTTCAAATCGTTTTAGTTCACCAGGCACTCGACTGCGAACTTCATCCTTGCCAAATGCCAGTCCTGAGATGTTATAGACGGGAGCCTTCCATCCTGCCACTTTCATGTGCATGGCCATTTCTTCATTAGTAGCAAGAACAATATCAGCAAAACTATCTACCATCTTTTCATAATGCCCCATCCATTCTTGCATGCCCCAGACATGAACAAAGTCATCGGGGTCAATAGTTTGTGCAAGACAACGAACGGCAATGCGAGGACGCATGTTAGCAGGCACTTGATCAAGAATATAAGGTAAGCTCTCGATGCCGGGTTGAAACATGTCCTCAAAGAGTATAACGTCTTCATTGTTGATTTCTCCTTGTTGCATCATGCGAACAAGATTCATTAATTGACTCATACCAAAGTACGTGCGACCGTGGGCATCCAGTACTTGACCTACACTGATCTTTTGACTGTTGTCAAGATTGAGTCCGTATACGATTCTATAATCAATACCTCTGCGTTCAAACACAGCACGGTTCCACTCTTGTAGTTGCAAAGTGTATCTTGCTTTATAAGGCTCTAGGCCCATGTACCATAACTTACGCATTATTTTTCTCCTGTATCTGCAGCGACCTTGATATTTAGACCTTGTAGTGTGCTAGCAGGAATATTTTCTAATCCTTGTGGTCTTAGCATGCTTGTTTGTGCTATAGCTTTTTGCCAGTATTCACTAGGGGAGACGCCTTGAGCTTTAAATCCAGATTCACTTTGTGTTTCGTTGTACATCATTTGATTTTTTAAAGTTTCGACTTCTCGTTCGAGTCGCTGAACCCATCTAAACTGATCACGCAAATCCTCTTGCATCCTACGTAACGGCCCATGATGTTTAATTTTTTGTTCGCCTTCATGATTGTTGGTGTCGGTAAGAATCACCATCATCATTAGTTGACGCAAGGCATTTTTGATTCTGGGATCATCGCTGGTCATGGCTTGGTCGAACATTTCTACAAAACGTTCTAGATCGTAATCGGCGCTGTCTTTTACCCTTGACGCACCACTCATTGGTTGCGTTCCTTCTTGGCGTACCAATTCATTTTTGGATATTTCCCACGGCGAGTACGATCAAATTCGCCCCATGGGGTATTGTTGTTGTATAGATGACGTTCATCGTACGGGTAGCCATATTGAACACAAAACTCACGATATTTGTCAAGCTCGTCAAAAATTTGAGTGACTTCGGGTTTCATAGTCAGGTACTTCTTGAGCCATTTTGCGGCCATTTTAATCTCCTTGAATTTTATTGATTAAGAGGGTTGATAACATTAAATTTTAAAAATGTTATATTCTTTATTTTGAACTAATCTTAGTAGGCTATCACTTGCAACACCCGATACCTGAAGAAGAGGTCTACTATGCCAACTACAATTTGCTGTGTAATGCCAGGTGTTAGGAAAATCACAATAAATTATATCTCCTTTATTCCAACCTGTTAGAACTCGATTATTAAAACCTATTATTTGACCATACTCCCATGGAGCAAGTGCTATAAGCACTCTCACACATTTATCTTTCTCATTTGACCATGGATTAAAAATAGATTCTGGATCAAAATGTTTTGTCATTACACAACCAGGACGTTGCAATTGGATTTGAGCATGATTTTTACCTTTTACGAATCCCATTTTTTCGGGCATTTTTCGAAGCGTAGGATAATTTGTAAAATTATTAACTTCGTAAAGATAATCTTTTAGTTCATGATGATCTGCGTAAATTACTTTGGTTGCAGTTTTAATAGCGTCGTCAAGCTCGCCATCCCATAGGCCATTAAACCGCCCCAATATATGCATTGGGTCGGCAGTGTTGTTTATTATTGTTTCTATATCCTCAATGTTTTGTTCTGAACCAAAGTATTCCATTCCTGTTATCTCAATTGGAATATTTGTTTTTTTTCCACTGTAATGGTAATGTTTAGTACTCATACTTTAATTTTAAGGTGTGGTTGATGAGTGTTGTAAGAGATAGTGCAGCCATTTTCATCGTCTTCGCTTACGCTTATTATAACATCGCGACCAGGATATCTGTTGGCAATTTGGACATATAACTCATCTGCGATCATTTCACAGCTTTTGTAGTCCAGTCGCAAACAATTTTGTTCCCCTGTATACAGTGATTCCAACCATCGTTTGAATTGGATGAACTCGATATCACGGTCATTGTGATAGACGTCAATTGACACCCTGAAATGAAAAATATGACGATGTGGATTAGCAAGAAACGAAACATCATATTGATCTCCGGTGGCAAGTTGCGGGTCAGTAGCTGCTGCTGGATAGCAGTGAATACCTTCTTTTGAAAATTTCACCCAAATCTGTCTTTGGGCATTGGATACAATTCTATCCACAGTCTCTCTTTGTTCATTGTTCATCTTATTATTTCATCTTTAGTATATTTGGACCAATCAGTGAACACACCTTCGCGTTTAGTTAAACTGTGTAAACTATGACACCATACTCCTGGATTGGTAGCAGCAAAGTCTTTGTCATCTAGCTTAATTGTAGCATTATATCCTAGTTGTTGTAAATAGGGCAATTTAACCGATATCATGGGAATAAATTGATTATGTTCGGTTAAACCACTTTCTAACAGGCCTTCAACTTGATTTACATCAATATCCAACGTACACCAATATCCTCTTGACAAGAAAGGAAAAATCATATTTTCCCACTCGGTCCACACAGAACTGTTTGTACCAATATTTGGAAAACTTTGATTGGCTCCGAAGTAGATGTGAGTACACTTGTGTACGATAAATGCCGCTTCAATTAACTCTTGTGGCTGAATTCCAACCACAAACAATGTTTTTTGTCCGTATGCCGGAGTATGTTCTACTTCAGTGCCTGCAAACAAACTGGTATTATCGTGTCCGTTTCTATTCATTATTCGTCTCCGTATCCTATACGTTCGTTATCTTCATCCCATTGCAATCGATTAAGTCTAGTGATTTCATCCTTTAATTGCAACTTTTTCTTTTTTAATTCTGCGAGATGTTCTACATCCACACCAGGATGATTGGTTTGCATTTCATTAATTTGTTTGTCAAGTAATTTATGCATTTCTTCTAAATGTTGAATACGTCCCTTGTATGACATTATTACTCCTCCTCAAATATACTTGGTAATAAAACTGGTTTAGGTTGCTCTTTTTTAATCTTTTCAACCTTTACGGATCCCTCGAGTTCAAAGTGATTGTTAAATTGTGTATTTGAGTTTGTTGTCTTTTCGCCTTTAAATCCACGAGTACCGATGATTTGCTCCCAATAACCTTTTGGCCTAGCATACTTTTCTTCGTTAACAATAGCTAGTGCTTCTTCTTTTGTAGGAGCGGCAAATATTCTATCAACAATATCTGCAAAATATTCAGCGTCAATGTGATCATGTCGCATCATGTAAGGATAGTTTCCGTTATCAAATTCTCTATTGGCTCGTTGCACACTTTCTATATGCATCCATACGTTATGCCCCATTAGTAGTGCATAACTAAAACTGTCCCAACTAGTCTTACCTTCCTTACCATTCTTATTTAGGTCGCCAGGCTTGTACACACATATATCTTTCATTTGACACAGAGCACTAATTGGTGATTCATCAAAATGATCGATTAATTTATCTTGTAAAATGGCATCTCTATAACTGCGAGTATCTGTTGCATACTTTTTATCGTCTACAATCGGACTCATTCTGTAGCACCATTTGCCTTCGTGTGGTAAATCAATGTGATGGTAAACCTGTCCGTTAGCTGTAGCCAAGAATGGACTAGCACAATCAAAACTAATTGTAAAATTTGGATTTACATACTTCCTTACAGCTCTTTGTATCACTGTAAGTAATACTGCCCACTCTAACTTACTGGTACCTAAAAAGTGCATCCAATCGTGTACACCCTCTTGTAATAAATTATCGTAGCGTAGGGTAATAAGACGTTTCAGAATAAGATGTATATCACACATGTTCTGACCGCCCATGGCCCAACCATCAAAATGTGTATCAGGATATTTTGTAGGATCACAAAACTCTTTCATTTCTTGATACCATTCTTCTGCTGAAGTATGATTATCTCCTTGTAATACATTTAAGAACTTAGCACCGCCTGCATTCTTACCTTTACGGTGCTGCATAAAGTATAAGTTATTAAACTTAGTGGCGTCAACTGCTTCTTGTAATGTAGTAATTTGACATGCTGCACTGGCTTTTTTATCATGGATAACCCAAGTTGGAATATCTAGAATCATGCCATAGTCGGCAATGCCGTCTAGCCATTTTAGTACAAGTTCTCTTTTCTTTTGTGCTTTAGGGCATCCGCTATTGGCACGCCAATCACCTTCCCACAAACCCTTGGCAATCTGGAATCCACCAGAGTCGCCCAGCATGAACGTACCCGGCTCACGTTTGCGAACCATATCTTCGCTGGCGTCATCTTTGTTGAGATCTAGGTTGGCATGACCACCTGAGTACAGACTCCACTTATAAGGAAACAAACCTTTTTGACTGTTTAGCCAGTTCATTTGCTCCATGTCGTGTAATGCCTGCGGCATACGAGCAGGATCAACATAATCATTGTTAACACGTTGTTTTCCTATAAAGGTTGCATAGAAACCAGAGATGGCAGGTAAAAACACTGCATAGTCTGATTGTTTTGCTGTTAAGTTATCTTGGGTCATAAAACTTTACCGATGAGATTAAATCATAATCTTTAGCAAAATATGATTTTAGTTGAGTGTGATATTTTTCATTATTATAAACTAATTTTCTAAAATGTTCAACTAAATTATTGTTGTCAAAATTATTTTTGCTTTCGTTCACAAAAGATTTTAAATTAAGATTGTAATTTAAATTAAGATGCGAAAAATAATTGTCTAGGTTAGATGCCAAATTAGAATCTAAATAAAAAAACACAGCATGATCTAAATTGAATGGTTCAACAAACCATGATTGTTGTTCAGTGTGATCGTCGAACGCAATTTGATCAAATATTATCCTGTGGGTTAACTCATTGTCTAATTCTAAATAATGAGTACTACCAAAATTTTCACCAAGAATGTTTGTAGTAATGTGTTGCGCCATACCAGTAATCCATCTATCAATTGGATCTCTAAGTATTATTAAATTGGCCTTTATATCCGATATTGAATCAATATGGGCATGTTGCCAATTAAATTTTGTAAAATATTCTCTTAGAAAACTGCTTGCATTTTTTGGAATACTGGTATAGCAGTGTTTACTTTCTTTATGATACATGCACGTACCCGTTAGATAACCTCTACGTTGCCAATAGTTGTTTCTCAACGGGTATCTAATCACTTGGTTTGTGCAGGTAGAATATAGTTATATACAGCAAGGCCTGAATCAACAGTGATCTGTGCTGCACCTTCATCACTAAAGCGAATCATCTTATCACCTGGTAGACCTAGGATACTAATAACAGCAGCCACTGGCCAATTCCATGCTTTGGTCAAGGTTCCTGCGACATCATGTGCAAATACAAAATTACCAGCATGACTTGAGTGGTCTCCAAAATAAAAGACCAAGTTGCCGTTTTCGACTTTGGCAATAAATGTAGTTTCTTCACTGTTGGCTTGCGATTGAAATTTGAGTCTTTGAATTGCTGCTACACTTGGCTCAATTTCTACTCCCCATTTGACACCTTTAAACTTTACAGTTTTTAACTTGTCATTGACCACATTAGCAGTCATTAAACGATAATCGTTTTTAAAATCACCGTTTTTGTTTTTAAAAGAAATACCATCTGGCTCGCCACTGGTTTTTTGAGTCATTACAATGGCTGCATCTTCTTTGTACTCGGGAATGTTTAGAATTGTATTAAGTTTGCCTAGACTAGGCATACCAAAAGTACCAATAAATTCAGGAACCGGATTGTGAAACTGAGCTTGAATAATAGCAATACGGTCTTCGCTTACTGCTTCGATTGCAGTAGATGAGTCGGTGCCTGTGATTTTTACCAAGTCAATAAAGCCAAGGCTGTGCGTATGTTGCACGATGTCGTGTAAATAATCTTTCATTTAGATCTCCAATATTAATGATTGTTAGTTTAACAAATCTATTTAGACAAGTCAATGGATAATATTTTTTATTTCACCAAGTGCTTGAGAAGCTTTGACAGAATTTAAAGTACCGCGTTTTTTAAATTCGACAAAAGAATGTGATGGTTCCATATTATGGGTAGCAATTGTTTCAAATCCTATGCTTTCAGCCATCGGAACAAGAATAGACTCGGGCACATAAGTCATAAAATAACTTTCGGCCAATCCTGCTGACATTGAAATATCAGCATTGTTGTAAGTAAAAATAATGGTTCCGCCTGGTCTTAACCATTCCATGGCTTTAATTAAAAGTTGTTTAATACTGTCAACACTGAGATAATTGAAAAAATTAAAACTAAAAATTAACCCAAATTGATTTTTTGGAAGATTGTTGATTTTATAAAAATCATTTATAAGATACTTCCTGACTCGCCCTTGATACGATTCTGGAAATTGACTAACGGCTGAGTTTAAAAATTCAGGAAATACATCTGCTATGTAAAGGGGATCACTTGCGACTAATAATTTTGTCCATTCGCCATCTCTACATCCAATTTCTAAAGCAGGATATTTCCAATTACTATATAAGTTAATTTTTTGGCGTATTAACTCAACAAATTCCTCACTGTGGGGCATTACTCTTACTTTACGAATAAACTCTGGGCTAACATGCTTTAGTTCAAATTGATAATTTTCTTGAAAAAATTTACTTGATAGTAATGTAATTTTTTCTTGAACTTCGTTGTATATAGATAAAAGTTTTTCTGTATCCTGAGCGAAAAAGATTTGCTTATTTCTGTGATCTTGTGCTACTTCGACGATTTTATTTGAAATATCTTGGTCTATACCAGTTGATAGTCTTTGTAGACGTAAATAATTTGCTTCAATTTCGTTTTGAATAATCGAGATATCTAACACTTTGGCTAGTTGGTTGCGTAAGTTTACAAGCTCGGACAAGTTCATCGAAAAGCACCATTATGTGCATATATTTATTCAAACGTAAACAAGCTGTCAAATGTTGTTTTGATATCGGTATAACTTGGAATATCCCACTCCAACACACCTAGTAAGTTTTCTACCTTTTGATCCACAATGGTAGCTTCCATCAAACTGTCATCAAATGGTAATTCTTTAAACCAATTTGGAATATGACTTTCGTCTGTGGGATAGCCTACACTGGTATAACCAAGTGCATTATCTTTTAGTTTACATACAATGGTTTTCATACCATCAACAATGGCCATGCTGTACTGATCACCATGCATCCTACGTAAGTTATTCCAATTAAGTGCAGCACGTACATGTCCAGGCATGTTGGCACGACCTAGACGTTCTTCTTCCTTGCCATACTTGGTCAAGTTGTTCACACGTTTAGGAGTACCTTTTTCCCAAGCAGGTCTGTCTTGGAATGCAATTTTAAACTCACGTACTCGATCATATATTTCTTCCTTTGCGGCACCAGTTAGCACAGCAGTTAATAATTCACTCAAGAAGTCTTGCACAACCTTGGGAGTATCACTACGCTTTAGGTCAAGACCCATGGCTTTGACTTTACCAGGCTTGCCATGTGTATCCAATCTATTGCCTTCTAAGTCATAGATAAGAACTGCATAGCGTTTCTTTTTAATAAACAAACCTTTGCTGGCTACCAGTTCTCGTCCGCCTTTGATAAGTTCACCATTGACTCTTGGCACATGACAGGCTCGTTCCATAAAAGCCGGAAAGCTGTCATTGACTTGATCTGCTATACTATCGTAGAGCTGGGCACAGATGTCTTTGTTCCATTCCATACGGCCTGCTTCAACTTCATCTCTAACTGCCGGCCAAGCTGTGAAATAACAGCTATCAGTGTCTCCATAGATAATACTTTTACCCACATGGTCATACTCACCGAAGATACACTCATTGATATATGCATCCATGTGTCTAGCAATGATACGTCCAGTAAGAGTAGTGCTTTGACCAATCCTTTTGTCGAAGAATCTACATCCAGGGTTAAGGATCGCCCCGTAGAGGCTGTTAAGGTTAATTTTCTTGACCAGTTGTCGTTTGTCCCAAAAGGCCTTGTCCTCGTCAGTGGCTGCTTCTTTTTTCTTTGCTTGCAGTTCCTTACGTTCCGCATACCAACGCTCCAATAATCCAGGCACAACGGCCTTCTGTTCATAACTGAATATAGTACCGTTGGCACTTAGCATCCAAGGTTGATTGCTGTCAAAAATCATACGCCATACATCAGCTGCACTCATAACATCACTGCGACCATCAGCTTCCCAGTCCACTGTAATTTCAGTACCTGGCTCACCATTCATTACAGCGGTATATTCAAGACTACCAAACATGTTTTCCCATGCATCTGCAAAACTGCTGCCTGCGGTCATTTTGTCTTGAATATACCTATCGGTCATTATTGGCCTAAGTTGGCCGATGATTGACTCTTGTGCCATGTTAAGAGCGCGGATCGCTGACGGGTAGAGCGAGTTGATGTCAATCGCTCCGATCCAGTCGTGCATGCCTTTTTTGGGGAAAGCAACATAGGCACCTGCTGCTTGTGTGTCTCCTTGATCATCTCTTCCTTTCCTATTAGGTACTACCATTCCACGTTGATGGGCTTCATTAATAATTGCTTGCTCTGTCACTGCCACTGCTCCCATTGTAGTAGGAAGCAGCACAGTATTATCGTGTGCAAGTTCATTGGCTAGATCCAAGAAACGCAGTTTCTTATCTAATTTAGCAACAAGCATGGTATCTTGCCTGTTGTAGTCAATGAACTTAGGAAAGTCTTTGTTGTATAGCTGATCTAGTGTGCCTTCGTATTGTGTTTTACGCTCATCTAGTTCATATTCGCCAATGGCATCCAAGCTGTAGCTGTGGCGTTCTTCATAGGTGTATTTGCGGTACAGTTGCATATAGTCCATATGCACACGACCAATCAAGTCAAATGTCAAGTTTTCTGCACCAAAGCGTTCAAATGTTCTTTGCTTGGGCAGTTGCCCCCAAAGACAAAATCTACGTGTATCGTCTTTGTTCAATACTCGTGTTATACGCATGACCATGTAAGGAATATCAAATCCTTCTGAGTTCCAACCACTTAATATGTCCGCATCGTCGATTAAATCTAAAAAAGTGCTGAGTAGATCTTCTTCGCGTTCAAATAAAAAACAATTATCATATTGATTGCAAATTTCTTGTGCAGTTTCCCAACTATAACTCTTTGGTGGCACTACTAGGGTAATCATCCTATCCATCCAATCAAGATAGACCGAAATAGCAGTGATAGGATTAAAAGGGTCTTCTGGCTTACTAAAGCCTCTTACCGGGTCAAAGTCAACCTCAATGTCGAAAAATGCCGTTTGTAGTTTAGGCGAGGTGGCACCAATGTAGTGCTCTTCCAAACATCTGAATACAGGATTGATATCCGATTCCCAAAGACGCTTGTTAGAGTTAATACGTAGTTCTTTTTGAAACTCTTTATTCGAGCGACTTGAAAACCTAGCAACAGGAGTACCGTACACAGTACGGAACTTACCGCGAGGGTCATCATAGTAAAAGATATAGTTGGCAGGGTATTCCTTGTATACACGTTCACCACCGACACGTTCAACAATGTGGATACGATCCTGATTACGGTCATATAATGCGTCAACATAGCTCATAGATATATTTTATTTTTTTGTAAAGAAGAAGTCAACTATTTGCTCGCAAACAATTGCAAATCGTAGCGCCAACCACATTAACCCAGCAATGAACATACCTGCGCTTACCCAATAGCCAATTATAGATAAAAAGATATCAAGCATTACCAAGTATTCTTATAAAGCCAACAGTATCGATGGCAGTAAGCAAGAGGTAGTTAGCCAACATCCCAAAACTACCACGACTATAAGCTGCCCAACTATAGATAGCGCAGCCAGTAATCCACATAGGATAAAGAACCATGAAGGGAGGGTCTGGTACGGTGATAGCCATGATAATGCTACACCCAAGACTAATACTCCAAGCAACCAGCTCGGCAACAAAGCGCAAAGGATGACTACGCCAATCATCTTTTATCCATGATAGTATACCAGATACAGCATCAATCAAAGAGTTTTGCCTACGGTTTGAAGAATAGTATTCAATTCTTCATTGTCAGCGTTTTCGTCGCCTAGTTTGGATTTATGTGCAATCTTGATTGCTTTTTTTAGAATAGCCGGTTTAATTTCCATTTCTTCTGCAACTGCTTTGATAGTATCACTTAAACCTGCATTGAGATCTTCAACTTCTTGCATGATAGTCATGCCTTCATTGATGATTTGTGTTAGTTTGGCTTTTTGTTCTGAACTGAACATTCTTGAACTCATAACATCTCCTGAATAAGTTTGATTAGTATAAACTATAAATTAGAAAAATGCAAATAAAATTTGCTCACTTTAATCCTCTGGGCACGACTCCTTTGGATAGCGCAGCAGCCGCGCCCTCACGGTCCTAAGGTGAAGACTTATTTTTTTGTTTCACAAGTTCTAGTCCGTTGTACTGTGCCATCTGGTTGACGTTCTTCTCGCCATTCGCTGCACACTTGTGTTTCTGTCTTTTCCGGCATAACTTTATCTACAGCCCAATTGGCAGTCATCCAACCCATTGCACTGAAAAACCCCCATACTAACATTTCGCCTATCATTTTGGTAATCTTTCTTGAATAATTTTAATAACTTGATCACTTAATACCACTTCATAATGATTATATTCTACGTCTATTAGATCCATGTCCTCACCGTGATGCTTTTGACTTGAAATTGTTACTACTCCGTCGTTTTTCCCCATTACCCAGGGAGTGTCTCCTTTTACAGTTACAATATTGCACCAAGGATGTTGGACATGAATTTTACTTGCTTCTCGCATGGCCCAACTATTAGGACCAATGTCTTTGAGTAGTCTACTATATGGAAGAAAATATTTGGCTACATCAGCAACTTCTGCTCCGCCATACGGCGTACTAAGAGTAATCGCACCAATTACAATTTTGGGAAATTTGTTTGCAAGATGCAACGCATAGATACCTCCTAGACTATGACATATAAAGAATACTTTATCAAAGTCTTTTATTTGATCTGCTATATCTTCTAAGTTTTTCTGAAATCCATTACGACTATCATAATTTATAATAAAGTCATTACCACCAATGTGTTTTCTTATATAATTAAAACTTTCACTAGTAGCATTTGCTCCATGAATATAAACCAATATCATTATCTAAACTCCGACCATAAATTGGCAAACTTTAATCTTGAATCCGGCCAATAAGTTTTTTCCTGAATTTCGTGCCATTCATAAAGATCTTTGCAATCTGTATTGCTTGATTGAATGAATTCTAAACTATTGGCCATATCCTGCAGAAATTTTTTCTGAACAGGCATAGTATGATATTTAACAGATTTAAAAAGTTCAGATCTGGCTACTTCTAATAGATGTCTTGGTAAACTAGAAACACTTAAAATATTAGGGTAATGAAGTTCATTCCAACGAATGGTAGGAAGTTGATTATCAATGAAATATTCATGTAAACTTGATAAAGTTAAAGCATTGTATATACTGTACTGACTGGTAATACCTATTGAATGATGTGGTTTATCTTTAATAGAATTAGTTAAAAATTTTATGTTTTTAAATATTAGATCCCAACTGCTTCCATGTCTTACATATTCAAATTTATCTTCAACAGTTTCAAAACTAATGTCCCACATAACATTATCTTTAGTTAATAACTTATGGAATATTTTATTATTCTCAAGAGGAACGCTTAAATTAGTTATAACATTAATGTGTACCTTTGAGTCAATGACGTCTAATAGATGACTATTTTCTTTTTGTAATAATGGTTCTCCGCCCAATAGAGCAAGATTTTTTATTGTAGATTTATTAGCATCAATAAAATTAAGTATGTCAGTTAGAGTGTTTGAATAATCCAGTCTATCAATTGGTTGTTTTTTAAGATTAGCCCATTGACTACTGGCTTCGTGATCGCAATACACACAACTGAGATTACAAGTGTTTGACCAACGAATGTCAAGATTTTGAAGTTTGGCTTGATCTATATTGTTCAGTTCAATTGATTCGTTATTGGCTATGTTGTTATACCAAGAACGTTCGCTGTTCGAACTATGTTGTTCTTGCCTTGCACATATGGCACAATTATTATGATGCTGATTATTATATACTGATTTTTTAATATCTATTAGATTTTGTTTTGACATTAAATCACGAATTGGAATTATTCGTAAATCGCCAATCTCATTAGTACCGGCACAACAAGTTTTATAAGTTCCTGTTGTATTAATGTGAATATTGGTCCACGGAGCATAACAGAAATTGGAACCAATCTCCGTATCAAGTTTAACAGTCATACACTATTTAAGTGTACTGCGTAGCATCCAGGAATGTTTTGCGTGGGCGTCTTGACGACTGGCCAAGAAATCACTCAACCCGTGTAAGCCCAGTTCCTCGGCTGCTCTAAAAACTATCTTGAACATTTCTTCCATTTTGGTACTGTCTTCTAGTAGCTCTACCAACATTGACTCAGCAGGTAGAGTTTCAACTTCGTCGTCTACTAGACTCAGTATACTGAACTTAGTAAATGATGCTGGTGTATATGCACCAGTGGCTCGAATTTCTTCAGCAAATATATCTATACTGCCATATACTTCTTCGTATATTTTGCCAAATAAATCGTGCAGTTGCGGAAATGCTGGGCCTTCCACGTTCCAGTGAAAGTTATGCGCTTTCAAATAGAAAGCAAACTCGCTTGCAAATGCTATTTTAAGTGCTCTTTGTAATTCATCCATGACTGATACCCTAATAAGAGTATTTATCTACCTTGGCCGCGATAAGCCTTGTGATTGCGTTTTTGTACTTTGCTCATTGACGAAGTTTTTGGACGATTACCGCCTTGACTTGTACGTTTAAATACTGAATTGACTTTGTTGTTTGATCCGCTTTTTGCTGCCATTTTTGCTCTCCTTGAAAACTTATTTAAACTTTTGACTTTTGCCATAATGTTCGTCGTCGGGATCAGATCGCTCGTACATTACTGTATCAGTATCACCTAGACGCCATTTTGGATTCTGCTCTACTACCCATTTCTTAGTTGCTACTTTAAAATCTGGAAACTTCATATCAACAGGATTGCTTGCAGCATCAAAAAACAAACAACGATTGTTTGGTTGTGCTGCATATTGTCCATTATTTAATTCAATAAAATTGAAACTTTTATGATCCTCGGGCCATTCGCTGTATCCGGTATCTATTAGATTGTGATCAGGGTGTGCATTATCCACAGTAAACAGATAATTGCCCGAATACATCTGTTTGTCTTTGGCATAAAATTTACAAGAAAGATTTTTCAAAAATGACTTTTGAATAACTGCCATATTGTAATCAAAACAATCCCATATCTGCAATGTGTCTAGAGATAAAAACTTTGTGTGGTCAATATTCTCTGTGCGTGATACATACGCATGCAAAGGTAGCTTGTCATAAAGTGCGCCATAGTTGGGTAAGTAAGATTCTATTCTAAAAGCTTGGCCACGAATACTTTTAATTGAAACCCATATACAAGGTTCGTATTCGCCATGTCCTTTTTTGAAATCATAAAGAAATTCTTTACGTATATAACAATGCACCGGTGGAAGATTGGCTACTAAAAAACTCATTATTGCCTTGGTCCAAACAAACGATTTATAATACTGACGTTTTTGCTGCTTGCATCTTGTGGAGAACGAACAACGTTTGTTATTTCTTGATTGACTGCATTTTCAACATCGTACTTGTCAATGCCAGCCAATCTTTTTAAGCCTCGTACTAGATCTAAAGTTTGTGCTGCTGGGTGTGGTTGTTCTCTTGGCCCAGTATCGGTGATTGTGGGAATTTGTTCGGCTACTGGCTCAGGTGGCATCATGCGCTTGATATCAGACTTGTTTAGATTAGGAGGACCGTTTGCTGCGCCGTACTCATCTACTTTTTTTTTGACTGGCACACAGTTATTAACTCGAACACCACCTTTCATTTTAGTGCCGGCCTTACGATAACCCTTCCAGCAGCTGGGATCTAATCTAGTTTTTTCTTCAAGAATTTTATATCCAGCACGTTCTAGTTCTTCTACGTATCGTTCTACGTCTTCGTTGGTAATAGTTGATTCACCAAATCTGCTACGGTAGCTGTTGGGATTCATGCTACGCTTACTACCAATTACTTGATGTCCTTCGCCGCTTAATAACAAATCATACATGAGCTTGATAATGGCCATTCTGTTGTCCATGCGATCTAATGCAGCATCGAACCAGGCAACTTTTTCTGGCTTCATGGGTCTTTCGCTTGGTTTGCTGATCAATGCCATGGCCTGTGCTTTAAGTGTAGGTAAATCACGAATTTGTTCTAAACGCTTTAGATCCTCCACATCAAAATTGGCCTCAGCCTTGCGTGCTTCTTTCACTTGATATTTCTTTTTAAGTTCAGCCGCCTTGGCGTATCTTTCTTCATCAGGAAGATCGTATGTGGCTTTTAACTCTTGGTAGTAGTTGGGATCAGGTAGTCCCGACTTCTTGCGTAGTTCTTGATGACGCCGGTGTAGTTTGTCTTGTACTGAGCCTTCGCCTACTGCTTTGTTCTTGGGTTCTGGTCTTGGTTGTGGCGCTCTGGGAATTTCAGGAATATCAAAGCCGCCTTCCGCCATGCCTTGCTCTTTGATCTTGTCTTGAATCTTTTTATAGCGATAGTAATTAGCATCTCTATCTACATCGGTCCTACCAAATTTTTCAGCATCCATCTTTTTATCAATTTCACGCTTGGCATATCCTGGAACAACCTTGCGTAGAGTCTGTGGCAAGCCTTCCGCCACACCTTGCTCTTTAACTTCTTGTGCTTTGACGGCTTTGCGTATGTCTGCTTTTTGTTCACGGGAAGGAGCTGCAGGAGGCTGCTGTTGTTTATTGTAATCAACTGCATCTATATCTTTGCGTAGCTGTTCTCTTTGTTCGGCAGAAAGACCTGTGCGCGGCTGATTATGTGTTGGTTCTGCTTCGTCTAACGGTGTATCGGCATACTGCCCAAAAGATTTTTGTTGTTGTTGATAGTTTGCAGATCTTTCTGCATCTGTGTATCCTTGACCAGATGCCATTCTTTGAGAATAATCGGCTATTTTTTCTGGAGTCCAGTTCTTGGCTTTATAGTCTGCTATGTTCTGTTTATAATCGGCACTGGACATACTACCTTGTTTGGATATGCGTGTACTGCCATCTGCTTGAGTTTTTGCTTCCCACCCTTTAGGAACAGTAAGGTCATTTTCTTCTACGGGTGATTTTTTATGACGCTTGACATCGTTGTCTAGTTCTTTTTTAGTGGCATTAACAATGCCTTTGAATCTCTTATTACCTTGTTCAACATCGCCACGCTTGTCGGCTGCACTTGCATCTGCACCTGCGGCTTTTTTATAACGACCTAGCAATTCGTTGCTGACTTCGTCTAATTTTTTGTTGTTATCGTTAAAAATATCGTTTATAAACATAATTACGCCTGTGATCTTAGTGATGCTACTTGACTCATGAGGTCTTCTATTTGTCTACCTAATGCTACTCGTTGTCCTTGCATTTGTTGTAGACTCATGGCTTTTTCCACAGGATTGGCTCCTTGCGGGAACTGTTTGTTAAGGCCGGCTAGTTCTGATCTAGCACCATTTACTTGTGCAATCAATCCGGCGACTTGATTTTGTTGATCTTGTTTGCCTGCAACCTGCTGTGCTCGTTGTGCAGCAATTTCAACTGGGTCAGCATCATCATTGCCTGGACCTACTGCTGTACCGGCTGCACCCCACTCGGCTACTACATCATCTTCTTGCATTTTTTTATCAGTGTTGCGCCAGCTAGTTTTAGGTTGTGTGCTTTTTATTTGTGATAGATCTTTGGCTACTTCTTTTTCGTCAAACGGTCTTGGGATACTAGGGATAGTACTTACTACACCAGCAAGTGCATCTCGAGTAGCACTACCAGCAGAAACAATTTTGTCAGCTGCGGATTTAACTGAGTCTTCAAAACCTTCTTTATACTCTTGCCATTCGTTAAACAGATCTCTTTTGACAGGATCGCTGTTGATTACTTGTGTTAGTTCTTTTAATAAATTGTCTGAGCTTTCGTCGGTGCCAACCAATCTACCAGCATAAGGGTGCTTTTTACCACCGCCCTTCTTGGGCATAGGCTCGCTGCCACGTACTTGGTCGCCAGGTTTTTGACCAACTTGTTTGCCAGCAAACGTATTCATCTTTTCAAGTAGATCACGCATGTTGCTCATTAGTAAACGCCTTTACCTACACTAACTTTTTTTGGTTTGTGTGCGTTGGCAATAGTCTTAGGCTTACCTGTACCAGGCTTGCTAGCAGGACCAGCTACACTTGTTGCAATACCACTGGCACCACTTGCACCAGCACTGGCCGTCTCTTTTAATTTTTTATTTTTTTCATTTAATGCTTGATTGATGTCTTGTGCACCGGGTTTACCAACAATGCTTGTTGTTTTTCCTTGTGCATTTGTGATGCTTGATACTTGGTTCCCTTTGCCTTGTGCTCCACCAAGCATAGGGCCTGTGGTAGTACTAACTGAACCCGCAGGTCCCAAATCATATGCAGCAGTTTTTACAGTGCCAGTGGGACGATTAGTACTTGACGCACTCATTGGACCTTGATTATAATTTGTGGTAGTTGTACCGTCGTCGTTTGTGGTTTGTGAAACGCCGCCAATGGTTGGACCAGTAGTGGCCTCTTTCATTTTTTTATTTGCCTTTTCGACTAATAATTTGTCTAGTGCATAATTGGCGGCACCTTCAGCAAATGGCATCAATTCTGTGTCTTGACTGACATCTTCGTACTTCATGTAATCTCTAACGCTTTCCAAGTATTGGCTAGCAAGAGTTAGTTTACTTTGTACCCAACCTTCAAGACCTTCCATCTCGCTGATATCTCTTAACAAGCGATGGATCTCAATTGCTGCTTGTGCTGCGCTGTACATTTGACTACGTGCCATTTGTACTTCGTGATCACGATGCATGTCATCTGCTTCTTGAGCAATAATACTGTTTTCTACTACAAATTCTGTTGTTTTCATATCTTTACCTTACCATATTTAATATTTAGTAGTTGCAAGCAAAGGTCCACTGTTTGTTGTCGTAGCCGTCTTTGCCTGGTTGTTTGGGCATTTCTTGATTGTTTACTCTTAATTTAAGCAATTGAAAATTACCACTATCAGAACAATTTTCAAGTCTAACACAATGAACACCTGGTGCTAAATCGCACACTACATTTTCTTGTATAAAATAGTCATAACCTGCGTATCCAAAAGTGCGTTCGGTAATTAAGTCATCGTCTACATATATTCTATACACAGGTGGTTCGCCGCTCCAATGACAATGTACATCAAAGCGTAATTGCCTGTGAAACATTATTTTTTCCTACCTTGACAATGCGCTTTCTGACTGAATCCTTTGGGACTATTACAGTTGATACTACGTTTATATTTTGCTGACCATTTTTCTTTTAAAACATCCATTTCTTCTTTAAGTTTTTTATATTTTTTTGTTAAATGAAATCCGGCCATCATCTTAGGAAGTGTAGCAGCATTTACATCGTTGTCGTTGCCCATTGTGGCCATGACATAACGTGGATCCTTGCTGTTTTTAACTACGCCAACTCCGGCTGCTTCCTCATTGACAGTTTGTGGAATTTTATCAAGTATACGGCCCAATTCAGAATCATCTCTACCGTACATTTGTAGTAGATATTCTGATCTACCTTGAGGGTTGTCTCTTACCGCGTTCCATGCTGCTCTTGATGGAGTTCCATGACTTACATCTATTTGCTGACCATTTATTGTAATTACTTTTTGTCTCTCGTCAGCTATAATCACATAACCATGCTTGTCGGCCGTGGCACATTTATCCAAGCTTTCGAATGATTTAAAATACCCCGGAGTACCATCTTTTTTAACACTGTCAGGGCGCAGCCTATCTCTATCAGGTGCACCTACTGCCGCTATAAAAATAGTATTGGCGGGATTAAACTGAGGTTCAGGGAGTTTATAAGGATTAGTAACTTCAATTATGCGATCACTGGGTATACCAGCTGCATGCATGAGTACTGATTTGTCGCTGAAATTAAAAGGACTTTTTGGAAGTTCGGTTTTATTGCTAGTTGCAATATAGACACTATCGCGCCCAAACTTGCTTTGTAGGCTTTGGAATACTTCTCTGTGCCCTAAATGAAAAGGCTGAAACCGACCCGGGTATAGTACAACCAACTGCGGGCCGGCTTCTGCTACATAACTTTCAAATAAATCAGCAATAAACATGGGTTTTCCATTATATTGCTGTATTTAGCTTAAATGTTCTCTAGCAACCAAATGTAGAAAGGGCTTGTAAACGGTAATTTCCAAGTACCATTCCACCCTAAGTTTACACAATTTTTAACAGGTGAAGATAATTCATCACCGCGTTTTCTAGCTTCTGCGCGATAACGTTCAGGATATATAGGGTGATATTCGCTTAGAGTCCATTTAAGTGATCCTAAATCAATCTCATCAATTTCAATTGAATCAATATTTAATAACATATCACCAACGATGTTTCCTTCGTTGTCGATTACAGTATCACCAAATCCCTTGTTAAGTAGACTAATTTCTAAGTTGTTGTCGCCTTCTGATATTTCGTAAGTAAATTCAAAATATTCGGTTTCGTTTGGCTGTTTAGTTAATTTACTATGTACAACCGTATCTCCGTTGATACTTATTTTAAATTCTGTTTGTTTTTTATCAGAAGTTCCACTTAGTCCTATTTTAAAGGCTAATATTTCTTTTTCATCCATAATTCATCCTCATGCCGGAGCCTTTTGTGCCATTTGAATTGCATCTTGAAGAGCACGTGGGGCACCAGGAGCAGCGTCCGGATTAACTGGTTGCCCAAATTGTGGCATCTTAGCGAGATCACCAACAAATTCATAATGCCCAATGTGATTCAATAGTACTTTACCGTGTGCCCAGATCTCGCCACCTAGCGCACTCCATCTACGACAGAACAACCAATCTTCGCTTAGATAATGTCCCTTGGCATCGATGGCAACATCAAAAATACTATACATAGTAGGTTCGTACTGTTTACCTAAACCTACATCATCCACGTATTTGCATTCAGGATGTGCAGCACACAATTTTACATATACATCTCGTTTAAACATCAAGAAGCCAGTGCCCATAGTATCTACTGTAAAGATATCACCTTGTACTTTGGTTTCAGGCTTTAAATTAATAACATAGTTGACCGGCAGTGCTTTTTTAGGATATAGACCACCAATAACATCCTTATCACAGGCCATCATTTGCAAAATTGATTCTGGTTGGAATCGAATATCTGCATCAATAAACATAAAATGTGTAGCTGCCTGATTGGTCATCATCTTGGCCATAAGATTATTACGAGCTCGTGTAACCAAGCTTTCATTGACCATGGTATCTAGCGACCAGTTCAAACCTACTTGTTGGGCCATCAAGATAAAACGCAACAACGAAGTCATTGTTGGCTCACTGACATTGCCACCATAGCAAGGCATACCAATGTGCAAATGACATTTGGTAAAATCAAACGGTGTACCTTGTGGCTGAGCCTGTTGATTGGCTCGTTGTGCAGCCGCTTGTTTGATTAACGAAACAGCATCCTGTTGCGGCGTGGATTGTTGTCTCTGTTCTGCTGCTGCTTTGATTGCAGCTACAGCATCGGCTTGTGTGGACGCATTGTCTCCAATTACTTTTTTAGTCATTGATTTCTCTCTTGGTTAAATTTTGATTAAGCTTTGTTTACTTCGACAACAACACCGTTGCCAAATAATTCTTCTGCTACTGATCCTAAAGCTGCAATGATCTCGCTGTTGGCAAGGTCAGGTGCATCTGTCGCATCAGAGTCTTTTACTAGTTTGCTTATGGTAATAACAATTACCTCTTCATGTATCTTGGCCATTTGGGCTTCCTTGAATAATAGTATTATTTATTATCCAAGCAAACCAGCTCTGAAACTTCTCTAATTATGTCTGGGTTAATAAGGGTAATAAATGTAGCCACATGTTTGTCATTTGAATAAAAATAGCCGCCCCACATCCAGTCATGAGGCCTGCTCAAACTTTCTTGAGTATGATTGTTGACCCTGACTAGATCGCCCAAACTCTCTAAGTAAGCAAGTATTTGAGTCCTAGTATCAAACGTGAACTGTTTTTCTTTAAACCAAATTCTATATCGATATTTTGGAGGCTTTTTAACCAAAATAACATTTTTGTCTAAGATCGCTTTAACTTCCTCATTTTCAGGGCCAGTAATATCGATAATTTTATCTCTATAATCAGCATCAATTGATCGTGCCACTGATTGAATCATTAACTCATCAGTAGCATATATAGAAATTTTTGGTTCTTCTGTACGTATTTTAATATCAGGATATTCATAATAAAGGTCTTTAAGACTACTTAAAAATCCAATATCTGCTTGTTTGAGATGATTGTATAACTGTTTATTATACCACGAACCCTGACGTTTGTAATCTCGTACCCAGTCTTTGCGTTTATCAATATCAAGAGCTACATTCTCGCACTTAATACTTTTACAGCCAGGCGCATACACATTAAGTCTATAGTAATATTGATTATAAAACTGTTTAGATGATGATAAAATTTCAATATTCGGAGATAGGTTCTTCCAGAACAATGTATCCATTTTCGTCTATTCTATGTTGAAGGTTTGAGGTTTCTACCGGTTGAAAAACAAATTCTTTATTGGCAAAATCTACAATTATAGTTGTTCCTGATGCTATATTTTCAAACAATATTTTTTTACTCAATGGAACTTTTATGACATCGTTGATTTTTCTTTGTAGCGGTCTTGCGCCCATTTTAGTATCAAATCCATTTACTACCAGTTCATCGACTGCTTTTTCTGTCAGTCTGACTCGTAGCTGTTTATCCTGCAACAGATCATTGAGGTCGCTAACAAATTTGTTAACAATTTTTCTCATACTCAATTGATCAAGCTTGTTAAACTTAACAACACCATCTAGTCTATTTCTAAATTCTGGTTTAAAGAAGTCTTTGACTGCTTTGTCATCTTCGCCGCTTTTTTCTAATGCAGTGGTAAAACCAATAGTGTGTTTTTCATTGTCTGCTGCGCCTAGGTTAGATGTTAACACAATTATAGAGTTTCTGCAATCTGCTTTTTTACCATTAGATGATGTAATAGTACCTTCATCCATCATCTGCAATAAAATATTACTCACGTCAGGATGTGCTTTTTCAATTTCATCCATTAATATAATTGAGTTGGGATTTTTTTCAATATCACTAATTAACAATCCGCCGCCAAGATTACCATCATCATAGCCTACATAGCCGGGTGGAGCACCAATCAGTTTTGCTACAGCATGTCGCTCCTGATATTCGCTCATGTCATACCGCATCAGCTTCATGCCAAGATTTTCTGCCAGTAATTTAGCCAGTTCTGTTTTACCAGTACCAGTTGGACCCAGGAACAAGAAGTTGCCAACTGGTTTGTTAATTGCTTTTAACCCTGCTCTGCTGACATAGATTTTTTCCAGAACAGATTCGATTGCTTGATCCTGTCCAAACAGTTTGTCTTTTATTTTTGTTTCTAAATTTTCTATTCCTTTGGAATTTTCTGTTGTACCAATTTGTTCTACAGGAATTTTAGTCATTTTGCTAATTGCACTGACAATATCATTTCGCACAATTGTCCAGTCGGCGGAATTAATTTTGTGTCTAGCACAGCAAATGTCAATTAAATCAATAGCTTTGTCAGGAAGTTTTTTATCAGTTTGGTATCGTACACTAAGGTCAACTGCGGCTTCAATTGCACCATCAGTTATTGTTCCATTATGGAATTTTTCAAAGTGAGATCGCAATCCGTGTAGAATATCTTTGGCCACAGCAGGACTTGGCTCATCAACAGTAATACGTTGGAATCGGCGCATTAGAGCACGATCTTTCTCAAAGGTCTGTGTATACTCTTCCCAGGTTGTACTGGCAATTACTTTGATACGTCCTTTGGCCAAGGCTGGTTTGATCATGTTGCTAAAGTCCGGACCACTCTGACTTCCAGATCCGGCTCCACGCATCTGATGTGCCTCGTCAATAAACAATATTGCTTTACCTTTTACTGTCAGTGCAGTAATGATCTCTTGAATTTTTTCTTCAAAATCTCCTCTATACTTGCTGCCTGCAAGTATTGTACCAATGTCAAGATTATAAACAGTATAGTCATGCAAATAGTCGGGTACAGTTTTTAGTGTAATTGACAAAGCTAGGCCTTCGGCAATAGCAGTCTTACCAACTCCCGGGTCGCCGATTAACAATACATTATTTTTATTTCTACGTGCAAGTACTTCAACGATTTCATTTGTTTCAAAATTTCTACCAATGACAGGATCAATTTTTCCTTCTGTAGCTAACCTATTAAGATTGGTACAAAAATGCTCTAGTACTTTATCTGCCCTGGATGTATCTGTAATGGTTTTATTACTATCATTCTTGTAAGATTTATTATATAATTCAACAAGTTTAGCACGTTCAAGACCATATTTGATCATAAAATAATGTGCATAACTGTTGTTTTCGGCATGTATACTTAAAAACAAGTCAATCAAAGTTATGTGAGTACGTGCGCTGAATAGTACTTGAGTAAACGCTCTATTAAAAACACGTTCCAATGCATGTGTTTTTTTAGGGTCTCCTTCGCCACTAATCAAATCAATTTGAGAAAGAAGATATGCATCTAAATCATTTTCTAAGGCATCTACATCTGTGCCATAGTTAACAAGTAAATCTTTAAATGGTTCATATCTAACCATTGACAAAAATACATGTTCGAGCGTTACATATTCATGGCTTAACTTGATGGCCAACTGTGTTGCTTCTTCGATAACATGATCAATTTCGGGATTGGTCTGTAGCATATCCATATTTAGTGAATGAAAAATAGATCTTTAAGAGTTTGTTTTTGCTCATCAGTAAAATGAGTTGGTATAGTTATTTTAACAGATATCAGCAATGAACCCCTAATATTTTGGTTCATTGCATATAGTCCTTGATTTGCTATTCTAAATTTAGTACCTGGTTGAGTGCCCGGAGGGATAGTTAATTCAAATTGTTTGCCATCTATACCAATTACTGTAATTTGATCACCTACTATTGCACGTATGCAATCTATATCTATAGAGTAAATTAGATCTAAGTTTTCAGTCTGAAACTTTGGATCATTTTCAACATGTACTCGTACAAATAAATCTCCTCTAGGTAAACTTTCAAAAAAGTTGTCGCCCAAATTGGGATATTTGATAGTAGTATTTGATCTTACGCCCCGTGGAATTCGTACATCAACTGCTTGCCGACCACCGTTTGTTGTTTGTATGCTTATTGTTTTTTGTTGATCACTTAGTGTAGTTGAAAGCGGAACCACAATATCAACTTGAATATCTTTATTACGCCTTGGTTGCCTAAAAGCCCCAAACGGATCTCCATTTTGTCCGGCAAAACCAGGACCAAACGCAAATCCAAAATTACGCAACATATCTTCCATGCCCGGTGGCATACCGCCACCAAAATCTTGGCCATTGACATTAAATCTAACACCACCGCCTCTACGTTCTGCATCGTATTGGGCTCGTTTCTGTTCATCGCCTATAGTATCGTAGGCTGATTGGATTTCTTGGAACTTGTTAGTATCTCCACCTTTGTCAGGATGATGTTGCATGGCCAACTTGCGATAGGCCTTTTTAATTTCATCCTGGGTAGCATTCTCGACTACACCTAAGGTTGCGTAATGGGTCATAGACAGTTAGTATACACTACAAAAGAAAAACGGTCAACACTTTAGAGCATTGACCGTTAATTTGTTGTATTACTGATTATTTCTTTGAGTCTTTTTTTGCATCTTCAATTTTGGTTCCTTCTAGTTTCTTGTGAACCTTGATTGTTTTGCAAACTTCTTTTTCTTTCTTGGTCTTGTTATCAAATTCTTTAACACAGACCTTCTTTTCTTCGGCTGCATAAACACTGGTTAGTGCAAGTACGCCAATCATTAATGCTATAAAATAATTCATTTTGTATTATCCTTTTTAACAAATTTTTCTGATGCTGTAAATCCCAAGCCACCAACAACAATATACATCATATATTCATAAGTGGTAGGATTAACTTTCTTTTCAAAAAACATTTCCGCTATAAATCCAACCGCTAGCAGCAAGAAAGCCAAAAATGTAATGGTTCTCTTGCTGCTAGGATTACTCTCGCTTTCGCCTGAAAGCATTCGAACAATAAAGTTCATTATCGTTCCGGATGATCAGGTTGGAATGGAGATTCTTTGCCACCAAAGCCTGGTGCTACACTTGCAGCAAAACTTGGAACATCGCCAATTGGTGCTGCCGCTACTGCTGCACTAGTGAACGAGAATGATGCGCCAAGGCCGCCCCCTGATGGTGCAGGTGCTGGTGGTGCTGGTGGAGGAGTGTAAGGTTTATTAGCAGCATCTAATGCTTTTGCTCTTAATTCCTTGTCATCACCAGCCAACATAATACCCGATAACGTACCAGTTAAGAATGTAGCAATAGGAATAATGAGTTCAAAGAACTTGTTATCCACTGGGCTCATTCCGTTCATTGGTTGCGTAACAAAAATTAGACTGTATAGTACAACAAATACAATACCAAACAATGTTAATCCTAATACAATACCAATAAAGAATTTTAGTCTGGCATTTAATTCTTCCGTGGTATATCTTTCTTGGTTGAATAATTCATTAATCATTTACAATCTCCTTTTTTAGGTGCCTGTGGTGCAGGCTGTAAGTTTGGGTTTCCGGGCATTCCTCCCACTTTATCTTTTTCGTATGGAGTTAAATCCTCAGGGCATGTGCCATTTGCACTACAATAAGGTTTTTTACATTCCTTTAATTCCCAGTTCTCTGGGTCTTGGCAGGGATATCTATATCTTTCATCGCATCCCAATAAAACCAAAGGAATTAATAATAATAGATATTTCATTAATGTACTCCTAATACATGAAGCGCATGGTTGTAATGCTTGATGCGATCATCTAGTCCAATAAACCCGCCATTAATTTTTCTAGTCATTGTTTTAATGTCGCCTTTGTCGGCTTCATTGTTTAACTTATTTGTTTCCCAGAACCAGCAGGCACTCTGTGCCGCGCCTTCGAAGGTCTGTGTATATTCTGCTGCTTCCTCGGCACCAATTTCCAAGCTGGCAGCAAACCAAGTGTAGTTTGTTTTGCCAGTCAATTGAATAAGTCCACGACCGCGATACTTGTATCCGTCGCCTGACGCTTCGTCGCCGTTGCCCATGCGATTTGCATAAATTTTGTTGGCGATTTTTTCTGGCTTCTTTTCGTAAGCTTTTGCGACACTCATTTCTGTGAAGTATTTTGGAAATACTTTCATAAGACTTTCAGCTTTGTAATTTAAATTTTCTGTTAGGAAAACAAAACTACCAGACTCATGAGCACATTGAGCAATAAATGATGCAATACGTTGAGGAGTATTGATTTCATAATCTGGCAACAATTGACTCAAAGCTTTATGCCAGTGGTCAATATATGGGTTCTTTGGTAGTAATTGTTTTAATTGATCTTTTGATAATTCCATAATAGCTCCTTTTATTTGTTATGTTTTCCGCCACATATAGGGCAGGCTTCCTCTTGCTGCATTATTTTACCTCTTCAAATATTTTTTTCTGTTTTGCATACCATGTATTCCATTCTTCTACTTTTAACGCACACTCATAATAGTGGGTGTAATTTTCAACAACGGTAGTATGTAATTCAACTATTGATACTTGTTCACTGTTAATTTTTTTTAACTCTGCACATTGTTCTGTAAGAGATTTTGGAGCCTGAGGAAATTTTGCTGTAACTGGTACAGTAGTTGAACAACCTGCCAACAAAGCTAATACAATTGCGTAAATAATTTTCATTTTTTCTCCGCTGCTTTATTGTGTTCTTCAACTATAATTCGTGGAACAGGACAATTTTTTAGTGCATCCTGTAATTCTTGTTGTTTTGCTAGGAACGCTTTACGTTCTTCTTCGCTCATATCTTTAACTATTTCAACGGTGTCGCCTTTGACTAAACGGTTAACATATTCAATTTGTAATTTGCCTTTTTCTCTGATAACCTTGGTCTTTTCAACTACTCGAGTTTCGATTTCTGTGTTTGCCTGCTGTGATTTTTGTTCAGCCAATCTTACTTTTTCTTCCATTTCTGCTACACGGGCTCTCCAGAGCATTTCGTTGCTATAACCACCATACCAGTAGATACCGGCAATGAGCAGTAGCACGCTTGCTATCTGGATCCATTTTCTATAGATATTAAGGAAAGGAATGAATGTAATCAACCAACTGGCTATTAAGCCAACTGCGCCGGCACCTATTAAGCAATAGGTAAAGAAAAGAATTAAACTGTCAGGTAATAGATGTAATAGCCACATAAAAATACTGTTAATTGATAACAGTATTTAGCTTTTTTTGGGTATTTTGGGTGTCAGTGATTAGATTTCGCTTATTTAGAAATTCTAGGTAAGCAGTTTTCTTTTCCTCGCTTAATAAAACCCAAGTTTTAGAAGCAATACTAACAGTTAAAGTAAGAAATTTTTGCATACTTAAAAAAAGCTCGTCAAAATTATCAGCTTCCCATTCTGCAATATTGACGCAATTCCATCTTTGTTTTTCTACATACAATTTGTCAAAATTACCATACTTATATTTGACATATGCAGAATAAAGATAAAATTCAGTGATCAAATTAGGATAGCAAACATTGTCAAGAAAAAACTCAATGAAAGGTTTTTTAGTTAATTCTTCTGTATCCTGTATTAAAAAATTAACAGTTTGAGTGTGAAATAAAAAAGGCACACCTCCTGGACCAATTATATAATCAAGCTCAATGTTATAGAGACTCTCAACAAAGAGTTTTGCTGATTCAAAAACAGGTTGTGGTAATAGTTTGGCAGTACAGGCATGATTATCGGAATCTAAGAATAGTTCTATTTTAAATGGTTTGACAAAGAAAGTTTTGGCATCTAATACCACACTCCACTCACATGTAGATCTGGCTGCGGCTAACAATTTACACAATTGTTGATTGTCCCAGCCGCCTACCCTATTAACATAACCAAATGTAGAATATGGATAGATAATTACTCGATCAGCGAATTTTCCCCACCAGGATTTAGGTATTAAATCAACAATTGAGTCTTGATCATTTACAACTATATAAATGTTTTTTATTTGATCTTCATCAAAGTTTTGATCTATAGATTTAGCTTGAATTTCAAGGTAAGGTATTTCAGGCTGAAATACTACCGTTATCAGATCTAACATGTAAAAAAGTTAAAGAATACCTGCCAACGATCTCAATGATTGTGTATGATCATTTTTTGGAGCCTTGGTGTGAATATTAACGCCTGCTGCGGCACGCATCTCATCTAATGCCTTTTCTCCAAATCTACGTAGATAATCTTCTGTGGTAAGAGGAACTAGCATTTTAATATTGTCCGCAGTTAACTCATGCTCTTCTGGACTAGATCTAGTTAATAGTCTCCACTCAGACAACTTCTGATTTGTCAACCTCATAACATCTTCCATCATGAGAATAATATTTTCAGCCAAAGCAGGAACACGATCGGTTTCGACAAATACGATAAAATCGCCATCGTCTAGTTCGCCAGCACTTATATCAGCATCGATTACCCAATCATAGCCTTTTTCGATAAAGTTAACTAAATCTGATGCTGGCTCTTTTCCGTTGACCTTGAAACTCATAACTGCAACATCCTCGTCCTTGCCCATCTTGCTCTTGTATTCGTCAATATGCAATTCGTTATGAACTAAACGTTTTAGGTCATTTGCTTCTAACCCTTCGGTAACATTAATAAGGTGCTGGTCCATTTTGTTGTCCTTGTGGTGTATTTTCTTGGCCCTGACTAGCCGATGTAGGCGCTTCTGCTTCGGTCTTGTACATGTTATCGTCTAAGCCTTCTTCGTAGCTTTGTTCAATGTCTTCGGCATCGACTTTGCCAGCTTCTAGTTCCACGCTACCTTGATTAATTTCTTGCATCAACTGCTTGGGCATAACAATTTCTACTAGCCAAACAGGAACTCTGGCCATTTTTGGTACTTTAGTACCAGGTTTAAAATCTTCTGGATCTTTTACTTTAACTGGGTATTGTAGATGATCTTTTTTATATCTTATTTCACACCCATAATCTAATAGGCGTTCCCCACCTCGTGGATCAGGCATTAGTTTGTGTGGCCACATAAAAGTACAAGTTACGAAATATTTTTCGTATTTTGGTCCAACAACAAGTTCGCCTTTTTTCCAATTAGCAAAAGTATATACATCCAGCTCGTCAACAACACGCTCAAAATCCAAGAGGGTATTAACTGCACTATCTGTCATGGATATGGTTTTTGTGTTTTCTAATACGTCTTTTATATCTGTTGGCATAAAATTTATTTCAATATTAGTTATTTAGCCAATATTTGTTCTAATAGTTTTATGAATAATTTGCTTGAGTACGGTCTAATACTTAGCCCGGAAAAATATTAATAAACACACAGTTTTCAATATAAATTTTGTTTCTTAAATATTTGCGTGGACTTGATAAAGAAGAGGCCAAGCCCACTTTAAGGAGCTCGGCTATGTTAGATCCACCAAACATAAAGGAGGCAGTCTTGAGCAAACGCCGTCGCAATGAAGTAGCACAATTAACAGTAGTTAGCAACATTGATTCCTATCAAAAACAACGCCGTACCATTCAACTGATCCCAAAAAGCTTAAACCAAGAAACTTACATTGATCTACTAGAAAATCCCCAACGCTTAATAGTATATGCCGCAGGCCCGGCAGGAACAGGCAAAACTATGCTGGCTGTGTTGGCCGCGCTAAAAGCATTTAGAGCAGGCGAATGCTCTAAGATTGTTATTACTAGGCCCGCAGTAGGTGTTGATGACGAGCAACATGGATTTTTACCGGGCACACTGAATCAAAAGATGGAGCCGTGGACTAGACCCATCTTTGATATTATAGAGGAGTATTACAAACCACAGGAGGTACTACGTCTGCTAGAAGAAAAATATATAGAGATTGCTCCACTAGCATACATGCGAGGGCGGACATTTAAAAACTCGTGGATTATTGCAGATGAAATGCAAAACGCGACACCAAGTCAGATGAAGATGCTGCTAACTCGTTTAGGTGAAAACTCCAAGATGGTTATTACAGGTGATACACAGCAGGCCGACCGTAGGGCCAAGGACAACGGACTATTGGACTTCCAAAGTTTGATGACAAACTTTGACAGCCAATACATTGCTGGTGTAGAATTTGCAGTCAAGGACGTCAGACGACATCCTGCTGTAGCTGAAGTTCTTAAACTATACGGGGAGGAATAATGTAGTTAAATACTGAATGCTAAAATACAACGACATAAGCAGCGTTCATTTGGAGATTTCAACTAGATGCAATGCTGCTTGTCCTGAATGTCCAAGAAATTTTCGCGGCGTTGACACAATTGATTCCTATCCTGTCTGCGACATGTCTTTAGAGCAGGCGCAAAAAATATTCACATCTTCCTTTCTTACACAAATAAATCATATTTTAATAAACGGCAATTATGGAGATTTCATAACTGCTCGTGATGGATTGGAAATAGTGGAATATTTTAAAAGTGTGAATCCTAATTTGGCAATTGAAATCAGTACCAACGCCAGTGGACGTCCTAACATTTGGACCAGACTGGGAGAATTAAAAACTCGAGTGCATTTTAGATTAGATGGACTCAACGACACACATCATCTATATCGTCAATATACCAACTTTGATTTGATTATAGAAAATGCCTGTAAGTTTATTGCGGCAGGCGGATATGCAATATGGGCATTTATACCTTTTGCTCATAATGAACATCAAATTGATCAAGCTAGGGAATTATCTAAACAATTAGGATTTCAAGAATTTCATGTGGTGGATGCTGGACGCAATACAGGTCCTGTTTTTACAAGAGATGGCAATTACAGCCATAGTTTAGGAAATTACGCTGGTAGTAAAAATTTTGATGAGTTGTTTACATTTCATTTACATTATGTAGACAAGCCTGAGATTACAATACTACAGACCGAACATCCTAATAGAAAAATTGACTGTTATGCTAAAAAACAAAAAGAAATATACATCACAGCCAATGGAGAAGTATATCCTTGCTGTTGGTTGGGATTTTATCCCATGCAAGAAACAGGTAATCCTAGTAATATGCAGCTACGACCTATTATCAAGAACAATAATGCTTTGGAATACAGCATTGAACATGCTGTGGAATGGTTTAATAAAATTGAAGAGTCTTGGAATCAAGACTCTGTTGCACAAGGTAAAATTTACACTTGCAACGAAACTTGTGGAATCAATTGATTTAATTGAGTCATAGTATCGTTGTAATCTTTGTGTAGTATTGCTAGGCCACTCGCAGCACGCCATTCTTCAATGTTGCTGGCACGATCATCAATTAAAATATCTCCGGGTTTACAGTGCTGGTGTTTGTCTTTACTAAACGGTCCAAACATAACCGGAATAGTAGGAAAGTTGTGTCTGGCCCAATAGACTTTGTCATAAAATGCCCAAGGAACGTCATTGCCCTTGGGAACGGCAGTCAAAAACATTAATTCGTAATTGTGTTGTTTAGCAAATTTACTACATTCAAATACCAATTGGTCTGCGTACGATGTTTTAATCAAGTCTCTATACAGTCTAGCATTTGAAGCCAGTTTGTACCATACCTCGTCAGGATAGATTCCGCTTGATGGTGGTATTCCTAAAGTACGTGCGGCGTACTCGTCAAAGTCGGCAACTACGCCGTCCATGTCTAAATATAAAGTTGTCATTATTTATTTTTGATAATTTTGTTATGCAGAGCTTGCAGATAAGTTGTTTGATTACGTAATTTTGATTCTAGATTATGCACACGATCTCTGAGATATGCAACAGATGACATCAGATTATTGACTGTAAGTTCTTGATCCCGCAGTTTTACATCATGAGTCATTAAATTAGGACGTGGCGGAGCATCAGGATTTGCTGCCCTCTTCTTTTTCGCCTTCATTACTTTAAAGATATTACTCATACATAATATTTATCGTCGGGTACACTAGGAAATTTAACTGCTACAGTGTCAGTATCTTCGGGATAATAACCACCAACTATATCTCCGGGCTCTACAATTACAATATCTCCGGTGCGATATTCAACATCGTTAAGTACCATGCATCCACGTGTGATTAACTGTATTTCGGTAACGATCTTATGATAATGTCGTTCGTAAACTGTACCAGCTAAATTAGTTTGGTAGCAAGTTTCAAAATCTTTAGTGCGATGTATTGCTTCAGGAAAGTCCCCTACAAACCAACCTCTAGCACCTGCTTCACTAAGCTGGAATTTCTTCATTTTTCTTTTCTGAGTCTAGCTCTGCTTGCATTTCGTCGAGCATAGAATTAAAATATTCAGGATCCAACTTGGACATAACTTCAGTTACGTATTTGTGATACCCTTTAAAAAAGTATTTGAATAGTTCATTGAAGTCTTTTTTGCCATTGAAGCTGTTTTGTTCAACTTTTTTATCAGTAAGATTAATAATAATTTTAGCATTAACGTCTTGCTTGCGTAATCTTGTACTGATTTGAACCTGTTCGTCGATCTGATGATTAGCAGGATCTTTCATATAACCCGGTATGCGTGTTTTCTTTGGGTCTCGTGGTCTGGTTGAGTAGTGAGCTACAAGATAGATGTTTTGTTTTTTCATGATATTTGACTGAGTTCCACAAATGTTGCTGAAAGATTAATTTCGTGATCGGCTACCAGTGAATGTGTAGCTGCACCTTTGCGTATAATTTTAATTGCTTCGTCCTGACCTTCAAGAGTACCTGACCACAAGTCCAGATTCTGATGCATCCAAGTAAATGCGTTCTCGCATTCATCGGCAGAAGTGTGTGAACAAAACAGTGTTCTTGCTTCACGTATCTTTCCTTGCTTGAACAAGTTCACCACGTCTAGTTTGTAGTCTGTAGTGCTAGAATCACTACCTTTAGATATAGATAGTTTGCCGCTTACACTATTGCTTTGTAATAGATTTAAACATTTACGTAAGTCCGGATAAGTGGCTTTGACATAACTGTCTAAAGTGTCGATGTCAAATTCTGCACCTTCTGTAATTAATACAGTGGCAACTCTAGTGGTAAATTCCGTTGTATCAGTTTTGTCAATAACAAACTGTTGACAACGACTTTTGAGTGGATTGATAATCTTGTGCGCTAGATTGCAAGTGAGAATAAATCTAGCTTGGCTAGCATAAGTCTCCATTAATCCACGCAAGATAGCCTGTGCATTATGACTCAAATAGTCAGCTTCATCTAGCAATACAATTTTTAAATCACCAAACGGCATTGTACTTACAAAGCCTTCGATTTTAGTTTTAAGAAAATCTACACCGTTATCTCTAGACGCATTAACTTGCAAAAAATCATAAGGATCAATGTCCAAACTATTAACAAGAATTTTTGCCAGTGTTGTTTTGCCAGTGCCCGCTGGGCCGGTGAATAGCAAATGCGGGATTGATTTTTCTTTTATAAAATATTCAATTTGTTCTCGCTGTGTGGGGTCAGTGAATACATACCCATCAATTGATTGTGGGCGATATTTTTCAGTCCAAAGTTCTTTCATTTAATTAGTGTGCGTAAATTGTTGAGGGCATCAGGAGACAGTATCATAGTAAATCTAGTCTGTTCTGCTTCAGGATTTTTGGCAGTCTCCAATTGACTGGTAATTTTTAAGGCACAATAGCCTTCTGGATGATTCATTGGCTCAAAATACCCGTAAGTATGATAGCCATCAACATTGCTTAGTTCTACTTTCATAAATTGTCCTTGTGTAGGCAAACTAAATCTTCGCTTCTTTGATCGGGGTGTGCTTCTTGCATGGTTTCAGGGTAAAATGCCACATATCCTGCCTGGTCAATGACTCGAAACAGTTCATTGGTATCGGCTTGACTGTATGCAACAAACCACTCGGTGAATAGTACAGGTTTATATTTTACAAGAATATCTCTAGAACTCCTAATGATTTCTATATCATGTCCTTCGGTATCTGTTTTAACAAAACCAATCTTTTCCATTTCATCATTGGTCAAATACTTTTTGCACATGTCCTCTAATGTCAGTCCAGACACAGTAATACTTTCTCCACTCATACCTGCTACTCTAGCGGCAGTTTCTGCATCCCAGGTCTCACCAACTAGACCACCATTACACATACTGTTTTGATGATCTTTAAAAGTAAGATTATCGGCATTTTGATTGGTTACTGCTTCTGATGCAATAACAAATCGACCTAGATGCTTATTGACTTCGCAATTGAATTGCAAATAAGGGCGAATCACAGGATTGGGTTCCACAGACAACACCGTAGCTCTACATTGCGTCATCATTGGAATCGCTGTATCTCCTGAATGACCGCCAATGTCAATACAGGTCATGCCAGGTTTAATCCACTGTTTCCAAAAGTTTTTTTCAATATAGTAATCGTAGATAGTTTTAAAATCAGGTACTTTTTCTCTAGGATGGTCCATTTCAAACCAATAGCAGCTTGCGCCATCGTCTAGATCAAGTCTATGTCCGGTTCGTAATTTTACAGAAGTTTGCATTATCGTGATATAATTTTCCAGGTTTTTTCTTTGGCTCTTTCTTCGAGCCATTCTTGTTCGCCCACGTATGTTGGAGAATTCTCTAACATTTCATCTAGTATAAATTTTACAGTATAAAGGTCTTGTTTGCAACCCCAAGTTACAAAACCATCCATACGAGGATCTGTCATGGCGTAATTGCATGAATGTAATTGACTGACAATGTTATCTATGTTCCAGTTTTTGATCATTCGTACTGTTCGCGAGTTTTACGCTCGGCATGTACTGCGGTTGAAATAGTGTTTATATCATCTGGTTGGGTGTCTGTGGCAAAAATAATTGCGTTAGGATCCGCTCTACGTATGACGATTTCTTCTCCGTCTTTAACAATTCTAAGACCGCGGCTCCATCTTCCGTGTTCAACAAGCACCCATTGACCCACACTAACGTCGCGTTGTTCTGGCCCAGTAGCATATACTCTTGCCCATCGCGGACGAATACCATCTGTTTTACCGTCGTCATTAAGTAATATTACTCCACTAGCTAGTTGTCGGCCACTAAAATCCATTTCAGTAACAATAACACTGTCATGTAGTGGCCTGATTTCACCATCAATTTCTATTTCAAATTGATATCCTCGTTTTTGATCAAACGGATTTGAAACTGCCATGATTACTCCTTAAATTCTTGAAGGCCCTGAACGTTTTACAGGGGCTTTTATGATTGGTTGATTTTTTGCTACTGAGTCAGCCAAACTGCCTCGTAGCTTTGGTTGAACAGAAGTTTGTGGCACTTCGGGTATTTCTTCATTAATTGGTTCTACCCATTCGTCGACCATGTCTTTTTTAACTTCGCGTTTTCTTGGTTGCGGCGGATCATCTACCGCTATTTGATTATTTAATTTATAGTGGTCTTGCATAACCTTGTCCCTAGTCAATTCTACTTTGCCACCAGGGCCCAATTGATCTCCACGAGCATTTACTTTCATATTACCAACTGCAATTGTGCTTTCATTTTGAGCAATAATTGCATCTATATTGATTCGTTTACCATTTGCTGTGGTATAAACTCTTTTATTCATTGATGTCTCCTTGTGCGGTATTTATCGTAAGAATTCTTCTATATCTAAATCATAATACATACTGTTAATTTTATGTACACCTATTAGATATAAAACATAACTAGCAACACTGGATCCTCTACCGACTCCCCATACAATGTTATTGGCACGCCAGGTGTCAATTATATATTTGAGTTGTTTTAGTAAAGGAAACAGATCTCTTTCTTGATATAACAATAACTCTTTACCAACACGTTGCATTTCATCTTGTGTTTTACATTGATCTAATAGCCACTGTGCAATGTCTAAATTAAGATATTCTTCTGACATAAACCATAAGCTCTGATTCACTGTGTCATATTTTTTAATGTCAGCTGTGTCTAAATTATACAATTTCAAAACAGGAAGATCGGCATAAAAATCTTTTACAGCATTGTTATACACGTAAGGATCATCGACTAAAATTTTAGAAATATCTACCTCTGGATTTTGATAGAGTAGATCGCAAATTTCATCGGTAGTAGCATGAGCTACGCCAAACTTATTGTAATTCATTTTTGAATATCTATTAAACCTTTAAATTTATCAGCTTTGGCTTCCATTTCTTCCATAACCTTACGATTACGTGTATCCATTTCGTGCTTGTAATTTTCTAATATCATTTGCATTTGAGGAATAACGCTGGTAGGACCAAAACGATAGGCCTGATTCATTTTTTGCATTAATTCATTGTATTTCTTATGTAGATCTTCGTTTGACAACTCAGATAAATTTGGAACAAGTGGGTGCATAAGATCTCCTATATTAAAACTAGGCCAATTCCATAAATTTAACGGAGGAAAATCATTGACCCAGGCCTGCACTAAATGTCTCCAGTTTGTCTATTCTCAGAGCGATGCACATCAAATTCGCCTCCTGGATATCTAGCTTTTAGTTTATTTACATTTTCTTCAATGACATCATTTGGATCTATATTTAAAGCTCTGCAAGCATTAATCCAGTACCACATAATATCGCCTAGCTCGCGTTTCATATGGAATAGATTTTCTTCATTTAATGGTTTACCTTGAAAATAAATCTTTTTTGGAATTTCACAAAACTCGCCAGTTTCGGCAGCGAGTCCTAGTGCTGCTGTAAGCAATAGCGGTACATTGATGTCCGGACCGTGTGCTTGTTTTTCGCTATCCCAATTACCGTCTAGTTCGTCTAAACGGTTCATAAAAGTGGTCAGATCATTTGACGGTTTAGAAGTTACTGCTTTTACAAATTCTGAGTATCTATTTAAATCTACGGTCATAAAAAACTCCTAGTTTGCACAATTATAAACTATGCAAATCTAGGAGTCAATGATTTAGATTATTAAATTTTAAACCAACGTGCCACAGAAGAACTGTACATGAGTTTAACAGAAACAGAATTAGTCAGGCTTGCAGTAGCAGACCAATTGTTTGCTAACCCATAGACGGAAGTAACTGCTGGAGTCATGTTAGAAACAAAGCAACTGGTAATGGCGGTCATTGAAGTAATATCTAGAATCCTACCATCTTCGGCTGAATTAGGTAAAGTAATAAACAAATTGGCAACAGTACCAGTTGGACTACAGTTGGCAATAAATCTGTTGTAGTCAACATTGGCAACAAGATTTTGATCAGTTACAACATTGGCAATGAAATAATCTGGGTTAATTATACCATTATTAATTATTAAATTACCGTTTACAAAAGTATTACCGGCAATACCAACGCCACCTCTAACAACTAATGCACCAGTAGTGGCAGAAGTGGAAACTGTAGTGCTATTAGCAACAATGTTGCCTCCAGAAACCGTTAATCCACTAAAATTGTACGCTCTGTTTCTAGTTAAATCTTTAATTGCAATAGTTGATCCATAATCAACAGTGCTAAACTCAAAGAAAAAATCATTGGTATTGGCTAATTCAATTGCACTAAAAGTAATTGTATTACCAACCATTCCAGCAATAGTATCTTTATCACCCAAAGATACGGTACCAGGAACAGTCAATGAATATCCAGGAGTGCTTACATTTACCCAAAGTACCACTTTGGCATTCTGATTTGCTGCATTACTTGGAAAGTCCAACGACAGTATTGCTGCGCCGGGCGAAGAAATAGTAATTTTTTGGAAATTACCTCTGGCAAAATCTACTGTAAACGCTCCTCCTACAGCACCAATGTTGTTGTAAGTTTCTCTGTAGCTGGTTAAACTTGCACCTACAATGGCATTACCCAATAGGTCGTTTTCCAGCGTGGTATTGCTCAGAGCAGATTTAAAAACAGACTTATTTTGAATGTCTTCAAGTTCGGCTTTTACATAGGTAAAATTATTACGAATGTTGGTAAAATTATCACGGAAACCTTGACTGTCGTTGTCTTGGCCTGCAACGGGATATGTACCGTCAATATTATTTGGATTTACTTGGCTTGTCATTTATACGAATACTCCATTTTGTGGGAACTTGATATATTTATCCTCAGATTCTGGAATGATATATTTGTCTCTGTTATTACTAAAGGCTGTACCACCACGTACACCGCCTTTTCCTGGGTCGCCTTCGCGGCACTGACAACTGCCCCCGTCAAAAGTTGTTTCTTCGCTAGCTAACGAACCTGTAAATATTCTGTATCTTGGAACAACTTCGCCAGCAGACTGTCTATATTGTAGGGTACTTGAGGGATAACTTTTACCAGTTCTGACTTTGACTGTCTGGGCTAAATTACACTCATTTTGGAATACTAGTTTAATTTCTGCGTCATCACCTTGATCAAACCTTGAATATGCAAAACCCGGGCTAGCTTCGTCAAACCCAACGGTAGGATTGTCAAACCCTAGCGGTACCATTGACTCCCATGTCATTTGCCATACACCCCCGCGCTGATTAACTGTACTTAATCCTGAAAGTTTATCCAAGTATCCAGGCACAGTAGTAATTCCGTCAGTTAAAACCCACCCATCATTATAATAGTCATCGCCAAAATTTGCCTGATTGGCAAAAATGATTAATTCGTTTTCTACAAAATTTGTTATTCCATCAATTAACCCAAGTCGTTTTACATTTTCAACTGTATTACCATTAATCTGACTAAATGGTCCAGAAACAGCATAGTCAACTCGAGCAGATCCATCAAATTTTAATACGGCACCCACCGATGCAGTGATATTAGATGATAGCACCATGTTTAAAGCCCGTTGCCCATTGACTGATGTAAGTTCAACAGATCTGACCGCTGTATTTGCAGAAACTTCTGCTAGCGTGTCTGTGGGTCCACAAATCCATCCATATCCAATTTTTAAATTATCTGTAATAACAAGTGTATTGGAGTTATTAACTGGAAATATGACACTACCAACAATAACATCACTGCCCACACCCAAATTAGGATATTTGTCAAAAGTTGTGTCTCTACTTGGTAAAAATCTATTTGTATCAGTGTCATAGAATTTTGACAGATAGTTATCCCATTGATATCTGTCAACTACAAAATCAATTGAGTTTAATTTATAGCCACTATTTTTTAATCTATAAGCAATTAACTTTGATGCTCCTGGTTTAGTATAAGCTAATACTACTGCTCTAGTTAAACCTAATACTCGACCATCTTCCTGTACGCTAGTCATCCATCTAGGCAAAGCTCCTCTATTAGAGTATCCTAGGCCTTCTTCTAAACGATTTTGCATGTTGTTAAAACTGTTAGGATATATTGTGTTGTATTCTGATGTTCCAAATTTAAACTTATTTTTATTTGTAAGATTTACACTTAATGGTGGACCTACAGTATCAAATTGTTGATTGTCAATTACATCAGCATAAACCACTTCGTAGTCAATTGTACCGTTATTATTAACTGCCCGTGCTGTTCTTATATTACCAAAATTTAGAGATTTAGTATAATGATTTAGTGCAATAGAATTAATAACAACACCCGCTTTTGAAGCACTTAGTCCGGGTAAAAATAAAAACTTTAAGTTCTTTTGTAAACCAAAAAAGGCATCGTCTGGTCTATACAACAATTCTCTTGGAACAATATTGGTATCTTCTAGTATATTCTTTAAGGCTAGTCTTTGCTCTTCTTTTGGAAGAGCTTTTAAATATAAATTTTCAAAAGGTGCAAGATTACGCGGCCTTACATGAATAACAAAATTATTAACAGATGATATAGACTTGTCAATGGCTTCTGCCTTGACACTAAATCTACAATCTTGGTCAAAGGTAGTGTCTCCGCCGTCAATGACAGTAGAAATAGCGTTTGCTATAGTGTTTATAACAATGGTATTTTCATCGTTACTAAAAGTTAGAGGAGAGCCTTGTACAACATAAATTGCCGGGCGAACTTCAATGATATTGTCTTCAAGAATATCAGCCACTTCACAGCCTGCAGCAACACCAACTCCTTGAACACTCATTCCTACTTCTATACCTTCGACGGTTGTCATTGGCAAGAAGCCTCTTGCACTGTCTAAACTAAAATATCTAAAAGTAACTTTGCCAACAAACTGCCCGGATCTTAACATTCGAAGACCTTGGGGAACCCTGCGATACGGTTCATATACTAAACTATATTCTAGTTCTTTGCCTACAGTGTTTGTGGCACTAATGGTCACTTCACTGATTGACCCGTTATCGATGTAGCCTAGATCAGGCGGAGTGTTCCATATGATTTCTTCATTTCTGGTTCGTTTGACTGTTAATCTGAAAGCGACCGGATCACTTAAATAATCAACGTTCAGACTACGATATGCTCGAACAACAATAGAATACGTTTCTAAATCACCAACCTGAGGTGGCAGAGTACCATATAACCATCCAGTGTCTTGACTAATTTGTAATCCAAGTGCTGATATTCCTTCCTGTCCTTGATCAAATAAAATTGTATCAAAGCCGGTTGTACTGCTGATATAAAGAACTTCGACTACGTCTGTAGCATTAGGAGCTCTTGTTGCTAACGTGCCGTTTGAAGAAGTGGCGTCAGTTGCTCCTTGATTATATTTTAGTACATAATCTGAAACAGCTTCTTTAACAATAAATCTTCCGTTAAACGTTGTATTGGTAACTCCATATACATCAATTATATCCCCTGCTACGTATGCATGAGGAGTTGATAATGTTGCTACAACTTCGTCGTTTGTTCTGACTACACTAGTAATTGAATAATTAGTAAAAGTCAATTGATTAAGTGCGGTATTATAATCTTTAAGAGGAGTTAATAAAACATCATTGACTCTAACACATATTTCACTTGCTCCGCTGGGTTCGTCTAATGTATACGGACCTGCATTGCCTGCACCAGTTATAATCTGATCAACAGCAGCATCTAGGTCATCCATACCACTAAATGCCAATTCGTCTACTTTCCAGGAAATGTCCTCGTCCTCAGGGTCATATGCTAAAAATTTGTAGGCAAATGTATCTCCTACCACTCTAATTGGCAAAGAATCTGGTGCGTTTAGAATAATTGGGCGATAACGATTGTCTTGGTCAATGGTTAAAAAAGTATTGTTAATTAATGTAATATCATTATCACCAGTAAAATTTCCTTTACTAACAACTAAAACTCTTACATTAAGAGTGTCAAATTTAGAACCATCACTAACTTGTAAAGTAAAATTATAGTTTCGATCTGTACTTTCAGGTAGAACATCATAAACAACAGATTCTATACCTGTTGCTTCGAATCCCAATAAGTCTGTATTTGATGCAACAACCTCAAGATAACCAGATAGTTTACCATCAGCTGATAAAGTAGTTCCTGGAGGTAAATTTCCTGTTAGCACACTCCATGTTTGTGTAGCAGCAGGGTTATCATTTATAGATGAGAATTGATATTCTAAATATTCTCCATCAAAAAAAGCTCCAACAAGATTGGGTCTAGGAAATATTTGAGGACCTGCTACATTACTAACACTAATAGAAAACGATCTATCTGCTACCTTGCCTTGCGGGTTAATTGCTCTTACTGTAAATGCATAAACCGCAGTTTGAGATACAGAACTTAAGATTGTTGGTACTCCGCGTAATTCCCCGGTTCTGGTTATATACATTCCACCGGGCAATTCACCGCTGATAAAACTGTAAATTAAAGGTTGTGCATCACTGTCAACAGCTTCGAACTGTTGAGAGAAAAACTGCGATTCTGGTACAGTACCTAAATCGCCTTTTTTAGTAATCCAATTAATTGTACTCATTATGTTTTTATAATAAACTGTATACCCAAGTACGGTGGCATGTTTGCATTGGTCCCCGATGATCCAGTAGATTGTACTGTAGGATTCGTATAACTTGGAGATCCAGTTGAAGTGAATATATTGGTAATTGCACTTGAACCAAGGGTATCAAAGCTAGAACTCGATGTGGAGATTCCAGTGACAAAAGTTCCACTGACACCACCACCGCTTAAACTATGCGAGTGATCAACTACAACAGCATCTTTGCTACCACCTGTTGAACCAACTGAATACAAAGTTCCGGCGCCAACTGGCATTCGATTTCTATAATCTGGTAGGTTAAATGTACTAGATCCATCGCCTGACCCAAATGTAGTACCAATTGCTCCAAACAAGGTCGAATATGTTGAACGTGAAACAGCTTGGCCCTGACACAACAACCATCCTACTGGTGCTGATCCAGTTGACCACATAATTAATGCGCCAGCTGGTAGTGTGTTGTTAATAACAAATTCTGTAGTAGCCAGCTGTCCTGTACTAGTGCCTGGAGCAGCAGTTGGGGCATTTACTGCTCCAGTGAACATGCCACCACCGGCCACAATACTACCTGTTGTTAGATTTTGTGTTTCTACGTTAGATGTAATAACGTTGGCTGCAGATACAAAATAAGAGTTAACAACATTGGCGTAGACAGTATTGTATCTTAGGAAAAACTCACCAAGATTCAGAGTAACGTTTGCAGTAGGTCGGAAATGTGATCCCACATGAGTGTTGCCTGTTGTAGGAGAACCATAAATATTTCCCAGGAACCCTCTAGTTCCTAATCCGCCAATGATATTACCGTGCGAAAATAAATTAGTAGAAGCTACAATATTTCCGGTTGCACTAATATTACCAGTAGCAATAATAGCATTGCCGGCTGAGCCTCCAATATATAAATTACCCGAGTTAATACTCATACCACCCGATGTAACTTGTACTGCACCTGTAGACAATGCAGTTGCTTTGGTGGTATTACCAAATCTAGTAACACCGGCTTGGCCAATATAAATTTCCTTAGCAACTTCGTTGAATACATATGCGTTGGTAGTTGAAGCAATTAAACCAGATGCATCATTGATGTTGTCAATGTAAATATTACCACCAACATGAATAGTGCCTCCTACTCCAAGTCCACCAAATCCTGTAATTACAACTGCGCCAGATGTTTTATCTGTACTATCTGTACCAGCGGTAGCTAAAATATTTGATCCAAAATTTGGTACGCCGGTAAAACTGACAGTACCGGTAATTTGAGCAGGTGTTAAATTAAAAATATGGGCCTGTTGCCATCTACTACCTGGAGTACCCAACCAACGTTGATTATCTGTGTTGGGTATAATATTTGCTGTTGAGGTTTGTCCTGAAACGTTTAGAGTTGCTAGGGTTCCTAGAGTTGTTATAAACGGCTGATTACTGGTAATGACATTACCAAGAATATTTGATCTAATATTACCACCGGCGATTGTGTGTAAGTTGCTGACAAATACATTACCGTTAGCACTAAATCCTCCTGCAATCCTTACCGCACCTGTACCCAGTCCAGTTGATGTTGTTAAGTCGGCAAAAATGGTTTGTAATCCAATTGTACCGCCATTGAATGCTTGTGCAGCAGTCTGCACCGGGCTACCGTTAATTAAAACAGTATCAGCTCCGGAAAATCTTAGACTTCCTACATGGAATCCTCTTACTGTGAGATTGGCTACGTTGGCATTATTGCCTACAAACACATTGCTCTGTACATAAACATTGCCTTGGATTCCTGCACCACCGGCCACTTGCAAGGCACCTGTAATATTGCTAGTTGCTGCTGTGGTATTACTTAATAATAGCTGACCAAATTGCACATTACCAAACGAGCCACTAGTAATAATATTAGCAGTATCGGTTATATTATCTAAATAGACTAAACTGCCTGAAGTGTTTTGCCAACCTAAAAAAGCATACTTGTCGGTTGTATCAAAATACTGCCATTCTAATCCAATATCTTTATTATCATTTGATGTATACGGAGCAGCATTGGCATGAATTAAAATAATAGGCGAAGTTGCACTTGAAGTTTGTGTAGATTGCTGTGATCCTGTTACAGTCAAATTACCAACAATATTAACATTACCATAGATAAATGCACCACCTTGACTAACAAAAAGATTACCATTACTAGTGACACTATTACCAATCAGACTGTTCGCACTGACGTATGTATTTGCTAAAATGTAAGTGTTTGAAAGAAAATATTCACTCTGAGCACTTAGAGCACTGATAATAGTTTGCCTAGTGCCAGCGTACAGGCCGTCGTTGATAATTTGAAAGTTATCATTTACCGCATCAAATGCTGTTCGAAGCGGACTACCTGTACCGTCATTTGGTTCAATTCCGATGTTAATTGATGTATATGCCATTTTTATTCCGTTATTCTATATTTACTCAATTTTATGGGTTCTCAAGTGCGTACAATCTTGCAGCAATTTGGTCTAGTGCCGCAGCCACATTAGATACTGTAGTTAACCAATGTGTTCCATTGGCAAGAGTATAAGACACATT